AATAATGATAAAAATATAGATCATCGAATCTATATATTTTCTTAAATCAAGATTATAATAAATATCAGCACAAATTAGATATTTATTGTATTGCGAATATAAAACTTGATTTGAAAGATAAGAATATATATTATCGATAGAAAAAGTATATTTTAATATTTCTTTTTTGGAAGAAAATGAAGGTTGATATACTGCGATGTTATTAGTTAATTCTTGCGACATTCTAGTTTTCTTTATTTTGTAAATTCATTTTTCTATTAATATTATAAATTCAAAAAATGGATAACATATTAATTACTGGAAATTTAGGATATCTGGGTTCTAATTTTATTAAAATGAGAACTGTAAATAAATATGATATGATAATGTATGATATTTCCCAAAATGATATTTTTGAAAATAAATATAAATGTGATATTCTCAATATGGAATTACTTGAAAAATATTTTTTAAAATTTAAACCTATAATGATTATACATTTTGCTGATATTGAAAATGAAAATTGTAAAGATGCTTTTAGAACAAATGTGATTGGAACACTTAATATTTTAAAATTAATGGTTAAGTATGATTGTAAAAAAATTATATTTAAAAGTACTGATAAAGTATATGAATCAAAATTCATATTGTTGGACACTTTAAAAGAAAATGATCATGTGATTCTTTCTTCAAAAAGTAGATCACAGATACCATATGGTATCCAAAAAATTTTATGTGAAAATGTTATAGAGTATTTTTGTGAAAAATATTCCATAAATTGTAATATTATTAGATTTTGTAATGTATTGGGGGGTTTACATAAATTTGATGATGAATTTATTATTAATATCATGTTGGGAATTTCTGATATAAATTATGAAAATTTATATGATGTTATTTCTATAAAAGATGCTGTTATTGCAATTGATAACTGTATGTTAGATCTGTTGTTGCATGATGATAAATTTAAAATTATATGTTTAACTTCTGGTAAAATTATAACTGAAACGTATTTAAAACTTTTACTTAAAAATACACTTTTCGTAAATCATAAATTTAATTATAAAATAAAATTTGAGAAATTAAGAACAGTATCGTATAGTAGGATATTTTCTAATAGAAATATTTATAAAAAATGTGTATTTAATTTTAGAGAATATGAATCTGATTATATTTCTTATTTAAAAAATACTATAAATAATATTTTTTTAGTAAACTTTTAAAGAAAAAATATAAAAATTGAGTTAAATTAAGATAAAATAATTAATAAAATGTATGATAATGATTTTTTTAAGAAAATAATAAGTAAAAGTTGTAATGTAAAAATTTTTAATTTACCTTTGAAACATATTAAAAAAAATGAGAAAAAAGAAACAGAGAATAAATTAAGATTACCTTTAATGGATTTTATAAAAAATTATGTATTTGTGATTCAGGAAAATAATCATTACGATGAATTTTATAAAAATCAAAAATTTAAGAGTCACGTAAGTAAATTAATTAGTTCGGATTTTTTAAATTATGATTATATAGAAAATCATAAAAAACTTCTACAGAGAACTTATAATACAAATTTTAGTAAAAGTGTACTTTTACCATATAATTCTAAAATTGATGATTTAGAAAAATTTATGAAAGATGATGAATATCATCAAAAATTACCTTTTGAAATTCTTGGAACATATGGATTAGATAATTATTTTTTTAAGAATTATGTGAAATTATATCAGGCTATAGGTCCATTTAAATATTATATATTTCAAGATGAACTTTTTTTGAAACCTAGTATATGGTATAAACAAAAAGAGTATCATACACCTTTATCAAATCAAGATTTTGAAAGACTTAAAATTTACAATAATTTTTTACAAAAAATTGAAGAAGAGAGAATTAGTGATATCATCAACAATAAAAAAGTTGTTAATGGTAAACTTGTAAATTATAATACCAATGAAACAATAAATAATTCCAAAAATGCTAGAAACAAAGTTAAGGAATTTTTAAATAAAAGTGAATCATATAAAAATTTTAATATCAACCCTTCTAATTTTGAAATTATGAATAAAAAAAGAGATCAAGATAATATAATTTTACCAAAAGAGAAAGGTTTTATAAATCGCGAAGACAACATTGTAACTAATAATATTAATAAATTGAAAATTAAAAATGAAATTGCTTCAAAACTTTTTGGAAGAAATGTTTATGGTAATGTTATAATTGCTGTAAATGGTAATTCTAATCAGGAAATTATAAAAGAAATATCAGATTTATTTCGTGTATGTTAAATATAAAATTAGATATTTTTTTAAAAAAATGGATAATATACTTGTAACTGGTGGAGCAGGATTTGTAGGTACTAATCTTGTAAATAGACTTGTTAAAATGAAATTAGAAAAAGATAATTCGGTTTTTACTAACGGAATTGAAAATATTGTAGTTATTGATAAACTCGATTATTGTAGTATGATAAAAAATTGGGATTATGAACCATCAAAAGAAACTTTTACATTTTACCATAATAATATCAATAATGAAGTTTCAAATATTAAAATTTTAAATGATCATAATATAAATATTATTTTCCATTTAGCAGCACAAACACACGTAGATAATTCTTTTTCAAATACTAAAGACTTTATTGAATCTAATATTAATGGAACTAATAGTTTACTTAATTCGGTAGTTAATTATGGTAAAGTTAAATTATTTATACATATGAGTACTGATGAGGTTTATGGAGAAACATCATCAAAATTTCCTTTTACTGAATTTTCTGTCTTAAATCCTACAAATCCATACGCTGCTACTAAATGTGGAGCTGAATTTATTGTTAAATCTTATTATAAATCTTGGAAGATTCCTAGTATAATTATAAGAGCTAATAATATATATGGAAGAGGCCAGTTTCCAGAAAAGGTTATTCCTGCTTTTATTGTAAGAAGTATTGAAGGTAAACCTTTAATGATTCACGGAACAGGTAATACTAAAAGAATTTTCATTCATGTAAATGATGTTATAGATGGTCTTTTTACAGTAGTTACATCGGGATCTATAGGAGAAATATATAATATAGGAGGTTCTGAAAAAAATGAGTTTACTGTAAATCAGATAGCTCAGTTAATTTCTTCAAAACTTAATAAGAAATTGATTGTAGAAAATACTTCTGATCGTAATTTTAATGATAAAAGATATTTTATTTCTTCCGATTTATTAAAAAGTCTTGGATGGTCCGAAAAAATCGATTTTAATGAAGGTATTAACGAAACTATTAATTGGTATTTATTTAATTATTAATTTGTAATAAATTTTATTACAATCTTTAATTTATGATATTTCTATGTATTCTATTATATAAAATGTCGGTAACTTAAATATAAATTTTGATATTTTATCATTTTCATTTTTAATGTACACATTATTCGTATCATCCTGAGAATACATTTTCAATTTTTCTTTGGTAAAAGTGTAAATATTTTTTTCTAAAAAAGTTTTGTTAGTATCCATATTATGATAGTATATACAAATTTTTTTAATTTTATTTCTTTTAAGAATTTTATCACAAAGATTACATGGACAGCAAATTTTTAAACAATTATCATTAGAATTTATTAACTTTACTAGAATAAGTTTACATTTTGGGAATAAATGTTTGTAAGAACATTGATTAATAGCATGTTGTTCTGCATGTATAGAATATTTATTGTTAATATATCCATCGAGTTTTTTAGAAGATATATCTACATTTTTCATATGATTATGACCTCTAGAAATTATCTTATCTCTGTGAACTAAAAGAGCTCCATATTGATATTTTATAGGGCTCATCTTAGCTTCTTTAACAGCTTCATTGATAAAGTAATGATACATATAAATCTATTATATTATATATAATTAATTTATATTTTAATTCATTTTTGATATTCTTCTTTAGATTTTCTAAAAAGAATGTCTGAATCGAATATGAGATGTAAAACTAAAACAGTAGAAACGATTACAAAAAGTTTTGGTGAATCTGATAATATGTTTATATTTCCAGGAAAGTTAGATAAATCTAGAATGATTTCTAGTATTTCATTAAAAAATGGTAAAGTATCTGTTGATAAAAAATCCGATAAAAATAAAAATGATGTTTGGAATGAAATAGTAGCTGTAATTCCTGGATCATTTATAGTTATAATTATAATTTTAATTATGGTTACTATAATAGTATTAGTGGTAGTTTTTTCATTGAAAGCTAATAGTAATAAGTCCGGATCTTCTGATACTTCAAGTGATGTAATTCCAGATACTACAACTTTATTAACAAGATCACCAAATTTTGATTCTAACAATTCTATAACATATGTTAATGGATATTATAAGTATTCTGATAAAGAAAAATGTGTTTTTAATCGTCAGTGTGCTAGTGATAAATGTTCCAATTATAAATGTCTTATTTCTAATGGGAATGTATGTACTAATAATTCTGATTGTGCAGATCAGAATTGTGTTAATGGAATTTGTAAAGGAAAATATAATTCGGTATGTTTATTTAATGAAGATTGTGAAGATGGGTATTGTAAAACAAATTTTGATATTGCTGAAGAATATCGTACACATGGTAAATGTAATATTATTGAAGGAACATTGATAGATAAAGAAAAAAATGATTATCTGAGAAGTAATAAATATTTAACTCAAAATAAATATGGTACTATTGTTTTAGGTAATTCTAATATAAGAGGAACTTCTTGCAAAAATAATTCTGATTGTATTAATGGTGTATGTTATAATAATATCTGTCAAGGATTTTCTAAGGAAAATCAGTATTGTAACACTTCTGATGATTGTTCTAATGGAACTTTATGTTTTTCTGAAAAAAATTCAAATCTTTGTAATGGAAATGAACAATGTATATGTGGTGTACGTAAAAATAATGTACTTTTAACATCATATGGTTCATGTATTACGGGAATGTCTCCTGATAATTCAGGAAAAAAATGTTTGAATAACAATTTAATGTACTGTTCAAATAATAATCAATGTTTTAGTAATTCTTGTATTATTGATAATTATGGTATTTCTCCAAATATTTCAGCAATCAATACTAAAAATGTAGAATTAAAATCATTACTTGATGGATCTTTTAAAATAAATCTTAAAACAGATGGTTTTTTTAATGTGAAAAAGGTATGTTATATTCCAGTAGTTGTTGACGGGAATCACTGTGAATCTTATTTTATTTTGTATACTAACGGTGTTATAATATGTTATTATTATCCTAGAGATTATTATCAAACAAATTCTAATATTTCTGTTATTTTAGATTCCATGGATGAGAATACATTAAATAATGGAAATGTTCAAGAAAAAATTATAGATATATGTTATGATTCTGGAAAAATATATTATTTATTAGGAAATGCTTTTAACCAAAATTCTTATTCTATAAGAAATTCTCCTGTAAGAATTTCTGAATTTGACAATTTTTATAATGACACACATCTCGTTACAAATGTGGTTCCATATTCAGGAACTAACGGAAATCTTTACTTTTATAATTTTGAAGAGGAATTTATAAAAGTAAAACCCGTATCTTTATTCGTTAAAAATTCTAAAATACTTGTATCAGATTCAGAAGGAAAAATGTATATTAGTGTGCCTCAAAATACTTTTAATGGAATTAAATATGATGGAACAGAAGCCATAGGTACTTACTGGATTCCCATTACCGACAGAAAAAAGAATCTTATACTTACAGATGTAAACCCTTCTATTAAAGAAGATAATAATGAATCTTTCATAGTTTTTGGTAATAATCAAAATATCAAACTTTTTAGTTTTGAAACAGGAGAGATTGAATACTTTGCTTCACTAGAAAAAATTTATAATATAAAATATATAGATATAATAGATAATATTGCATATGTTCTTGCAGATGATGGAAGTAATAATGGAATATTTATCATCATAGAAAAATCAGGAAATTATAGAACAATACCATCTTACGTTAAAACTTCAAAAAATCTTGAAGAAAAACCTTATACTTTTAATCCTGAAAAAGAAATAATAATAGTTGGTCTTGGAACATGTATGTAAATTTCTATATTAATAATATAGAAGTTAATATATTTTATGATGTACAGATACCAGGCATTACAAAAAGTAAATTTGAATTGTTATCGAATGTAAAATTTGAAGAATATTTATTTACAGAATTCCAGCTCTGTATATACAGAGGATTTGAAATGTTACCATTATTAACATTTATATTTAAAATTACAAAATATTGATTTGTACCGTTAGAAGCCGTTCCTATAGTTTCTTGTTGTATTCCTAAAACTAAAGAACCATTAATTTCTGCTAATTGAATCTGTTGTACAATGGAATTAGTAGTATTTGTATTGTAAACTTCTATAGGTTCTTCTATAATATCATATCTCTTGAAAAAAATCCTTCCATTTTTGATAAAAGAGAGTGTATTAAAATTTCCTGGAATAAATCTTGGTTGTGTACCATTATCAACTTGAATATCCAATTTTTGATAGTAAGCATTATTAGGATCTGGACCATTATTAAATGTATTGTTAATATAAATAGTATTTCCACTTGTAATCATTAGATAATCAGCTCCAGTAGCTTCTATAAAAGTATTATTCTGTACGTAAGGTATATTTGTAATTCTGTTAAGAGTATTATTATTTACAAACATTTGATAAATACTTGAAGATGTATTACCGACAATTGAAGAATCAGTTGTTAAATTTGTCATTGGAGTAGTACGTCCAGTATCTTTATAAACTACTAAAGGATTTCCAGGAGAAGAACTATCACTGAAAAGATAATAGAAAATTGTAGCAGGTGAAAAACAAACATCTATTAATGAATAAGTTGAAGGAATTGCGGATGAAGGAGTTATTTCTACTACAGTAGGATCAGCGATTGTTATATCTCTGGTATTTTTCTTAAAATTTCTTTTATTTCTATTATTGGTTAAAGCATTAACAGAAGAATTGGTTGAAGTGCCGGAAGAATATGTTGCAAGAAGTGTATTTCTAGTACCATTATTAACAAGAGTATAAATGACATTTACATTATTACCATTAAGATTTCTGTTAGGGGCAAAAAGAACTTTGAGAGGTACCATAGGTGAGTTTTGTGTCGGATTTGGGGCAGCATAATTGTAATAATTAGTAATATTAGAGGAAGTATTATTACTTGAATTGTAAGAATAATATGAAACATTTAACATAGTCGAAGGTACGGAACATGTTGAAGTACATTGGGAATTTGAAAAGCAAGGATATAAGAAATTTCCTGAACTATTAAGTACAGAATTACCCTTACATGAACCATCTGAACCAAGAACGGAACCTGAAGGACAAAAATTGTAATGATTTGAATATGTTGTTATTCCATCAAAATATTGGCAAGTACACTGCCCCGGAGTAGAACAGGGTACAAGATTATGATTCTGATCTAATCCTAAACATTCTAAAGTTCCGCTACATATAACATTTCCTGCAGAAGAATTATTTATAAAAATACATGTATCACTTTGATTTGCTGTTCCATCACATACACCATTATTACATTTAACACCAGACATTCCACAATCAGAATCACTTTTACAAACTAATCCTTTCCCAGATAAAGCTATACATTGATTACTCATAGAACAACTGCCAGAAGTACATGAACCATTGGAATCACAAGAGTTTCCAGTATCAGATCCATTGATGCATGTACCTTTAATACAAAAAGAATTAAAACAATCACTATCAGCACTACAAGAATTTCCTTGAAGAACCTGACATTTATTGGTAGAAGTATTACAAATATTTGAAAGACAATCATTTCCTGAATTACAACTGCTAGAGGTAGTAGTTCCTACACATCTCTTAGAATTCTTTTTGAAAAGTGTATTTTCAGTAGAAAATATACATTCACTATTATTTCCACAATCATTATCAGTTTCACATATTCCTCCATTTTCTACTTTACATGTACCTCCAAAGCAAGTTCCTGAAGCACAATCAGAATCAGAACTACAATACTGTCCTCCTGTATGTAAACATTTTCCATTATATACTACTTGAAAAGCTCCACATCTCGTAGGAACTGCTGGATCATAAGGAGTTATACTACTTATTTCAGTTGAAATTTTTTCGACGTCTGATTTTAAAATTATAAAATAATAAATACTCATACCAAATAATATGATTATTATCAACATAATAATCAATCCTACAACAAATCCTCCAACACTAGTTGAACAGTTAGCCATTTTAGGTTAAATATTAAAAGAAATCTCTGTTTGATTTATCATGTTTTACAATATCATAATATTTTACAGCTCGCTCTCTCTCCTTTTCAAAATCTACAATGGGGACTGCTTCATATATTTCTTCATTTGAAAGATATCTTTTACAATATTCAAAATTAGGATCATATTTTTGTTGACTTTTTATAGGATGAAAAACCCTTGGATAATAACTTGAACGATCAACTCCTACTTGCGCATTCCATTGCCAATTTCCATTATTAGATGCTGGATCGTAATCTATAAGATTTTTAGCAAAAAACATCTCTCCATAATGCCAATCAATATCTAATATCAAAACCAAAAAATTAGAGACAATTAAACGTAATCTGTTATGTATCCATCCGTGAAGTACTAATTGTCTCATAGCCGCATCAACTATAGGAAAGCCTGTATTTCCAGTACACCAAGCTTTAAATTTACTTTTGGAATTTTGATATTTTATATTTTTCCCCCTGAAATTACTTTTAGAATTTACTGTTTTTTTAGGATCAAAATTACATATTAAATTCGCGTAAAAATCATGCCATACAATTTGTCTGTAAAGTTCATTATAAGGTTTTACTGCATATCCTACTTCTCTGATACTTACAGTACCAAATTTTATATGAGCTGAAAGTAAAGTTGTTTCCTTGGTAATATCTTCCCTTAATTGTTTATAATTTTCTAGAAGATTTTTATTATTAATAATTTTTAAAGCTTCTTTTCTACCAGGTTTTACAAAAAGATTTTTTTCTGTTTCATAATATTCTTTTGAAAATGATGTATCAAAACAGTCTATAGGATTGAAAAATAAATCATATTTTATTTTAGGAATTATTTTCAATTTCCGGATAAGTTGTGCTTTTGTAAAAGTATTATCAGGGATTCTTATTTTTTCTTTTATTACTTTGTTATAATAAGGTGTAAAAACTTGATATGGTTGATTTCCAGAACCCCTAAGATACATAGTCGTTAAAGTATAATCTTCAAAACATTTAATCTGAATATTCTGTGAAACAACACTTTTCATTAAAGAAATTTTAAGATCTCTTTGCTTAGCGAAAGGTGTATAATCTAAATTAAAATAAATAGCGTCAGGTTTAATATTTAAAATTATTTTTTCAAAATCTTCTTCAAAAATATAATGTATCTTATTACCAACTTCTTTTGAAAGTTTTTCTAAGCAAGATATCATGAAACAAAAACTTTTATTAGAAAAATAATTGTTTATTTCTTGAGAAAATTGTTTTTTATCAAAAATAAAAAAGAGATATATCTCATCAGAATCTTCAAAACACTTATTAAGGGAAGTATTATCGAATATTCTTAGATCTCTCCTAAAGATAAATATTGATTTCATTTAAATTATTAATTTAAATTGATTGTATTTTATTATTTATTAACCATATGTTGTTTCGTACTTTTCTTTTGTTGATTATAAATATAAATCCCTAAACAAGTGGATATTATATTAATTATTAAAACAATAAAAGAAATTATATTTAACGTGAACAAGGTATTAATAGCTAATACTATTAGTGATATACTTAAACTAAATAACCATTTAGCATATGTATTTCTATGATGAGGATCTTCAATATTACGGTGATCATCTAATTTTTTGCTCGATATAAACATTCCAAAATTGAATAATATATTAAGAGCAACGAAAAATATTGTTATATCAAAAATTACTCCTACAGCGGTTCCAAATACAGAACTTCCAAAATCAATAGATAAAGTAATAGAAGCTGTCATAATAGCTATTAATAATATTAGATTTAATATATTGAGAAGTATAGAAATCCAAGTTGTAACATATATTAATGTGAAAATAGTACTTGAAACTTTAAGTTTTGAATATATTTTTGTGGATATTCTATTTATATGTTAAATTAATTTTTGTTTTCTAAAAACGTTAGTAAATTTATCTTTTCTGGAAGTTTTAAATCTTTAATTTTATTATTATTTGCATTTTCAAGAACCATGATAAAAGATTGTAAATTATTTAAAACTTCTTTTTTATTGTCAACAATGAAAGAATCTCCATAGATTTCTTTCATTGTATTGTAATACAAATCGATTAAAAACATGTAATCAAGTTTTTCATCGTACTTTACAAGATTTTTTTTATTGAATTTTAAGAAAAAAAGTTCTGTAAAATCTTTAATTGAAAGATCGTTAAAAAGAATTTTTAATTCAGAACTTTGAATAAAAGGTGAAATAATAACATTATCTACGGAATGTTTTTTAGAATTTTTTAAACATATTTTTTTATACATAGAGATAATTTTCTGTGTATCAGAATAATAGTATATAAATTTAAGATTGTAATAATCATTACAACAAACATTATTCTTATAATCTTTCTTTGTAAGTTTCTTATTTTCTGGAAAATCTAAAATTATTTCTTTACTAAGAAATTTTTCAAAAGTTATTTCTTTGAAGACACCAGGATATTTTCTAGAAAGAAATTTTTTAATACACACACTTGAAAGTGGATCTTTAACATTATTGTAGATCCATTCATCAAATATGAAATCATAATTATAAAATAATTTTATAAATTTTAAAGGGAGATATACAGGAACATTCTCTAAAGGAATTAAACTGTAAAGATTTTTATTTTCAGGAAATAAATTATATTCGCAGAGTAATTTCATTTTTTGAAATTTATGATCGGTAACACCATCATTGTGTTCCTGATATTTTTTTTGAGATAAATTTACTGAAATGGAATGTAATATAAGAAATTTCCATATTTTATCAATATTTTCAATTTTAAGATTTCCTTTCTTGTAAATTTTTAAGAGATACTCAAAAGATTTGTAATTACTGTAATATAAATGTTCTTCATTAAAATCTTCATCATCGAAAAGTTCTAAATTTTTAAAAAGTGAATTTTTTAATGAAAGAATCATAAAATAATCATCTAATACGATTTGAGAATTTTCATATTCCTCAATTTTTTCGTTAAAAATAAGATTATATATATCAGAGTTCATTTAATTTAAAACCAAATTAATTTTATTTTAAATCAATTTAAAACCTAAATTAGAAAAATGCTTATTGTAAGACATGGTAGAAAACAATATCATAATTTTAAAAATTCTAAATATATTTACAATGGTTACACATTAAATGAAGTACCTCCTTTAGATCCTGACCTTACAAGAAACGGAAGAAAAGAATGTTATGAAAGGTATATCTTTTACTGTGAAAGAATGGGAAAACCTCCTAAAAAAATAGTTACGAGTCCTATGATACGAAATAGATCTTCTGCTCTAGAAGCTAGAAAAGCTATTTATGATTATTTTGGTGTTTTTACAGAAATTGAAATAAATACTGATATTTGTGAATATTTCAGTAAAAAATATCTTCCGTTGAGGAAAGAATATTTTAATGAAAGTACTTGGAATTTAATTGGAGGTGAAACTTATTCCAGAAGTACAGATGAAGAAATTAATAGAGCTATCAATAATTTTATTGTTAACAGAGAAGAAAATGTGTGGTATATTACACATGGTTATTTTTTATTATTATTGAGTAAAAAACTCGAAATTCCAATTTCAAAGTTTAATTTTAATGAAGGTATAATTCTTACATACGATCTTGATAAATATTCTTTTTTTCAAGAAAAAGATGAATTTATTGATAGTTTTTGTGATTCAAATTGATATATAAATAAACATATTTATATATTTTTAAAACATGAAATATCTCCAATTATTTCAATCAAGTATTTATGAACATTTAGATAAAGATTCTTTGAATAATATTGATGATAAATATTCTGATAAAATATCATGTATTAATTTGTGGTGTCATGACCTTGATAATAAAGTAAATCTTGTAAGTATCGATAATTATGAAATTCCTTTTTATTTACGATTTTCAAATAATTTTACAGGAGAATATGTTAGAGATCCCTTCGAAATAAAAACTATTATTAGAGAACTTAATAGAAGAATTTCGGAATATATTACATATCTTAATCGTATTGACCGAGATACAAATATTGTTAAAAGAATTATTAATAGAAATGTCATCACAAAGTATAAAATAGAAGAAAAATTTCCTATATATTATTATTCAGAACAACCTTCAACATTTATTAAAGCTTATTTTAAAACAGTTTCTGATTATAAATATTTTACGGGTTTTTTAAGGAAAAAACAGTTTATTTCAGTAGAACTTAAAAATTACAAAATAAATTATCTAGAAGTAAATAAAGATGTTTTACCTGTAATGAAATTTCTTACAGAAAATAATATGAAACATACTGGTTGGATAACCTTAGATGATACTAACAGTGATTATTGTATTCATATTACAGATCCTCAACAAAAATTTTGTGGTCCTAAAATTGAGGAGTACATAACGATTCCAGAAATGATAAAACCAGTAAATGATGAAAAATATAAAAATATTCAGATAAATCCATCCCATCTTTCATGGGATATTGAAACTTATTCTGATGATGGAACTTTTACTAAAGCTGAAAAACTTAGTAATGTATGTTACATGATTTCGGTAGTTACAGAAATTATTGGGAAAATTGAAACAAGGAAGTGTGCACTTTTCTTGTATGGAGAATACAGTCAGGAATATATTAAAAAATCTATAGATGAAGATAAGCTTTCGAAGGAAACAGAAATATTTAATTATGATAATGAATATGATATGTTAGTAGCTTTTCAAAGATATTTTATAGAATATGATCCAACATTAATTTCGGGATATAACATTGTAGGGTTTGATTTTGCATACGTTGAACAACGATTATTTAAAGAAAAAATTGGAATGTATGACAGAGTTTCCAATAAAGAAATTTGGTTACGTGGAATGTCAAGACATTCAGATCCTTATTTTACACCTGAAATGGCTTCCATAAATTGGAAATCATCAGCTTTTGGTGAAAATGAAATTAAATATTTAATGATGGAAGGAAGAATTTGTATTGATATGTTAAATTGGGTAAGACGAGATTATAAACTTAAAACATATTCTCTTAAAGCAGTAACTAACCATTTTTTTAAAGATGACCGTCAAAAGAAAATTGAATTAAGTGCTCATGAAATGTTTGCTATTTATGGTAAATGGTTAGAATTTAAAGATAATGAAATTTTTATTTCTGAAAATCCTAATGAATGGAATAAAATTCTTCATGATATGTCAGTGATTATAGAATATTGTATTCGTGATTCCGTTGTAGTATGTGAACTTATAAAACATTTAAATACTTGGGTAGTTCTTAATCAGTTTGCTTCTGTAATGAATTGCCAAATTTCAGATCTTATTTTCAGAGGTCAGCAAATGAAATGTTTTAATTCAATTTATAGAATTGCTGAAGAAAGAAATTTTGTAATGGACTATAGAGAATGTAATAATGTAAATTGTGTAGGAGGTTATGTACAAGAACCTATTTCTGGTATTAATGATAATGTTATTTGTGTTGATTTTTCCAGTTTGTATCCCAGTATCATGCTCGCTTACAATTTATGTTATTCAACACTTATAAGACCTTCACAACATGATTCACCTTCTATCGATCATATTAAAAATGAGATCGTATCTTTTACTATTGATCAACAAGAACCAGTTTCTGGAATTATTAAAGTTAAAGAAGACGATTCTCTAACATCATTTTCAGAAATTAGTAATGTTGTTGTAAATGATGATTCTGATTCTGATTCTGAAGAAACTCCTAACAAAAATGTTAAGGAAAATCCTAAAAGAAAGAAGAAACAGGAAGAGGAAAAAATTACTAAAAGATATCACTTTAAATGGATTTCTAAAAATGTACGTGAAGGAATTATTCCAGCCACCGTTAAAAAATTGTTAGATGAACGAAAAGCTGTACGAAAAGAGCAAAGTAAATACAATCCTTATGATGATGTTTACAAACTCTTAGAATCAAAACAGTTAAGTCTTAAACTTTTAGCAAATTCTATTTATGGATTTGTAGGTGTTGCTAATAATCCTGTAAGAGCTCTTTTTGAAATGGCTATGACAATCTGCTATGTTGGAAGAACTTCAATTATGAAAGTAAACAATTCTTTAGCAGAAAAATTTGGAGCGATCACAGTGTATAATGATACAGATTCTGCAATGGTAAAAATTAAAGATCTTACAGATTCAAGAGATTGTCATTATTACGGAAATCTTGTAATGCAGTATATTAATGGATATTCAAAAGGAGATCCTATGCCTAAAAAATATAATTCTGAAATAACAGAATATTATGATCATGATCAACCTAGAATGTTTCCATCTCCTATGGGTGTAGAATTTGAAAAAGCTATGAGACAGTTATGTATTAAAAAGAAAAAATATGCTTATCTCAATATTCTTAAAGATGGATCTTTTGAAAAAGATCCTAGAACTGGTAAATTTAAAGTAATTTTTAGAGGTCTTGATCCCGCAAGAAGAGATAAATGTGAAGTTCTTACAAACGCTTACAAAGATCTTTTATATAAACTTCTTTCATTAGATCCCATTCAAGACAATATAGATTATGTTTTTGATGTTCTTACCAAACTTTTCACTGATCAATTTCCAATTGATAATTACACCATTGTTAAAAGCGTCCGTGAAAAATATAAACTTGATTCGGCTCCTATGAAAGTTTTTACTGACCGCCTTATTAAATTTGGAGAGAAAGTAAAACCTGGAGATCGTATAGAATATCTAATTGCTGATGAAAAATCTTTACCATGGTGTAAAGATATTAAAAATGTAAGAATTAGTGAACGGTATATCACAAAATCTGAATATATAACAAAAAAAGAAGAATATGAACAGTTTTTAAAATTTAAATCAGAAAATTCTGAAAAAGCTGTTAAAGAAAAATATCCAGCAGATTGCAAACCATATCTTATAGATTATATAGGGTATCTTGAAAGAACACTTACAAAACCCCTTGATCAATTATTTTTAGTATGTTATCCTGAAATTATGGAAAAATTTAAGAAACTTAGATTTACAAATGTAAGAAAACAATATAAAAATTTTTCTAAAGGAATCCTTGATTTTGTAATTTTATATATCAAAGAAACGAGAAAAATTAAAGAACTTCAATCAGAAGATTATCAAAAAGTTATAAATAATTTACATATACTTTTTAGGAAAACCCTTACAGATTTTGGTTATTAATTAAGTATTTCAGTGAAATACTTGTTAATTATTATTTAAAATTAAAGATTTAATATGAGGAAAATTATTTTCAATTGTTTCATATGTTAAAAATTCTCCTCTTACAGAAAGTTTCTTTTTCAAAAGTTCTTTAACAGATTCGAAAGCATGATCTCCAAAATTATTTATAAATTGTTTTCCTTTAATTGTAAATTCACCAATCCTATTATTAAAAAAATTAACAGAATCGATACTTTTAGAAAGTTGATAGATAATCTGTTTAAAATATTCAAGATTATTTTCATTATTTTCATCTATAATTTCCTGTTTTATATCATCATTAATTCTTGTATTAAATTCCGATGTTTTTAAAGCATTTTCTTTAATTTGTTCTTCAATTTCAGAATATTTACTAATTTTCTTTTCAATATTTAATACACTAAAATTTTCTGTATCAATAGTTGTTACTGTAGATTTTTCAGGAATTTTTTGAATGATGATAGGTGATTTTATAGTAGTAATTTTAATACAATCAAAATCAAAATGTGTAAGATATTGATCTTTTACTTTAAGTGCTTCATCATAAGAATTTGTTATAGCTACAGGTAATACAATCCCCATTGGTTGATATTTTCTAACACTTTCTCTTATAAATAACTCTTTTTGTTCTTCATATGAAAGATTACCAAAAGATTCTATAAATTTAAGTCTATCTTCTTCTATATGTTTCATAAATTCTGTTACAGTAATAATAATAGATACAATATATTTTTCATTCTTAGAAGAAGTTTTAATTATTGATGTTAAAGTATCGAAAGAACTTCTAGTATTTTCAAATTGATTCATAATTAATGTATTTATTATAAAATAATAAGTTTCTTAATATTGAAATTAACAATTAAAAAAATAAACAGATATGTCACGAAATAATAATAATAGAAATAATAATAGAGAACAATCTCCAAGTAAAATTTATAAAGAAATTTGTATTGAAAAATTTAGGGATCCTTCAAAAGGAACAAATCTAACATTTATTTCAGATCGTACATATATGGGAACTAAAGTTTCTCATTACATTAATAATATTAATAATCAATCTTACATTTTTTTTAATAATTACTCTCTTTTTTTCAAATGTGATGAACCTACATGTTCTAAAAAGAAAAACTTGATAAGATTTCCAAAAATTAATTTACTTCCTCTATATATTTTTGACGAACATCATAATAAATGGGATCGTGAAACTATTTTTTATGAAACTCAAAATTTTGAAAAAACAGTTAAAGATACTTTTGGTGTAGATCTCTCTTCTGTAGAAATTAAATTTTTAGATCAATGGAGATCGTATTCTTTATGGTCACTTGAAGATAAACTTACAAAAACTGTAAGAAAAGGAATACTTTTTGATTCTTATAACAAAACAATTTTAGAAATTGGTAGTGTAATTCCAGAAAGTATTACTATGAATTCTCTAGAAGAAGAAAATAATAAAATTACAGTTAAAGGAGTAACTGTAGATATTTCAGAATGTAAATTTTATAAAATGGTTCAAGGTGTGATCATTAATATGGTTAGACTTGAAGGAATAAATGTTTTTTATTCTAATACTAAATTCTTTCCAATGAAATCATATCTAGATATCAAGGATCCAAGTTTTTTATCACTTTTCTTTGCTGGTGATAAATGTCTTCCTAATAAGATTTTTGGTCAAGAAATGTACAACAATATCTGTTATAAATGGATGTTATCTCATCCTATTCTCTCAGGTGTTTCAAAAGTAGATCTTCCAGAAAATGGAAGTCTTTCATTAATAGAATCAATTAAAATGTGGGATATTGATACATGTAAGTATCCTCTTGAAAACTGTTCTATTATGAATGAACCTCTAGATATTTACAATCTTGATAAATCAGTAAAAAATACAAGACTAATTTCTTTTGAAGAAACTAAAAAATATTTTAATTACGGAAATAAAAATATCCAATTTTTTGATAAATATCTCGAAATTTTCAAAAAATTTCCATCATTAAAAGATAAATATCTCCCAGGTGAAGCAATCCTTATTGAATATAATGGTCTTTTAATAGAAGTTTGTTCTTCATCTTTCAATTATCGTAAAGAAATTTCTTATAAATCAAATGATAAATATATTGGTTATCTAAAATATATAGATTTTTTTCATGGTAAAAAACGTAAAGCAAAATTTTTACTTGACAATCTAATTTTCTTCAAAGATCTAGATTTTAGAAATCCCACTTTTGAACTCGATATTAATTTTTACAATTCACTTTACGAACATCAATTAATTTCCGAAAATCTTAAAGAAGAAAAATGTATTCCAAATTCTTATAAGGATTCTTTCTTCAAGAGTATCGATAAACAAATTACAATGAATTATCTCTTTTCACTGAGCAACAGTAATCTCAAAAATAATATGGATGTTATGATTAAATTTTTAGATGAAATAAAATACATCGATTCTAACAGAGAATCAATCAGAGAGAAACTTTTAAATTTTAATCCAGAAAAATTTCGATATACTGATACACAAACTAAACTTACAAGTGAAACAATTCCCAAATTTATTAAATTTATAGATGATTTTAGTTCTGGATATATTCCAGTTCATTATAAAAATACACATCCTAACGGAACTACATTTGTAAGTCAAATAAAATACAAATTTAATCCTACAAAAATCCATTTAATTTATCTAGCTCTTCAGAATGAATCAAGGGAAATTTATGGAATTCCTGATCATAATCCTAATGATTCTGTTCCTAATAAGCTTATCAATTTTAGTTCTGGAAGACCATACGTTTCATATTCTTAAATTATTTTAAATAAAAATAATACTTCAAATTTAATTTATTAAATTAAATTTTAAAAATGACGTCCTTTAATACATTTCTCAGAAATAAAACAGATCCTCAATTTATAAGATCACTCATAAACGACCCTAACAGGAAAAAAAATATTTATGCATTTCTTTCTTCATTTTATGAATCATCAGATAAAAAACTTTCAAGACACAATTTTTTCCTCGAAAATTTTAAAAGTACCCAAGATAAAAAAATTTTTAACACTTTTATGAATTATGGAACTACATTTGTTCTTACTTTTAATAAAAATTCTTCAAAACCATACACATATAAAATTACTGGGTTTTTAGATGAAGAAGGTGATTCTATCAAAAATATGTTTGCATGGTATTTTCAAGAAAAAACATTCACACACACATCTATTTCAACAGAAGCTGGAAAAAAATATCAAAGATTTTTCCTTGTTAAAGAAGTAGGATATTTTTGGGGTATTAAACTTTTTAAAAAAATATACTCAGAATTTAATTATAAAAATGGTGATCATGGTGATAAATATTTTGATTTTACACTCAAAGAATTTAGATTATACGACCCTGATAATCAGGAAAAAGTAAGAATTGAAAAAAATTTTTATGATCCAAGTGAAGTAACAGATAAAAAAATGAAAATAGGTTCTATCAGAACAGAACTTCGAGATAAAAGAAAATTAATAAATGATCTTTATGATTCCGATTTTGACAACGTTACATTAATTGAGAAAAGAACACAAGAAGGTTTTAAGGATGGTCTTCAAATAAAATTTTATAATAGATCCGATAATATTAATAGATTAAATCTTTACAAACTCAAAGAACTAGAATTATACAAAGAAGACAAACCAGATGGTTATAAAATACTTTTTTCTGAAAACAATCCTTTCGACAATAAAAATAAAATTTCGGATATTAAAGAAGAAGATATAATAAATTCTATTTCTAAAATAACAGAATATAAAAATGGATTTTTAGATGGTTATAATATAAGCTATGTTCCTGATGAAAAAGGTAAAAGACCTATACGTTTTCAAAAATATTCTAATGGTAAATTTACAAATGATGTACAATACAGTTTTTACGAAAAAAGTGGGAGTATACTTAACGAATTTCAAATAGGAAATTATTCAAAAGTATACAAATATACAGAAAATAATTTAAAATACACTTATAAACATGATATAGCAGCTCCTTCAGGAACTTTTTTTGAAAGACAAATAGTAAGAGGTTACATAAAAGAATCAGAAGCTCAATATACTGGTATTCTTGAAAAATATATTGAAAGATCTTCCAAAGATTTTATTCAATTAGATTTATCATTATTGGACAATAATACAATTTCCGATAAATCAAATTTAGGAATTTTTACACCAGAAAAATATTTTTACTATATAATTATTAAACGTACTCTTTCCTCTGAAACAGAATATTATATAGCAGTTGAAAAGAATGTTATTAAAATGGAAAAAATCTTCATTCTTACTTCCAGAAATATAGAAAATTCTAGACCTATCAATAATTCATATATTGACACTGCAATTTATAATCCAAAAAATATTTCTATGTTTCTTTCTCCAGAAATTCCTCTAATAAATTTTGAACAAAATAAAAATTAATTATAATCTTATAATTTTATTTGTTGCTAATTTAGTAACAAATATAGTAATATAAAAAATGATACTTAACAAGGGTTCTTCAAAAAATAAAGCAAGAATAAAAAAATCAATTAATTCTCCTTCAAAAAGTAAATCTTCAACTTCTAAATCTCCCAAGAATGTTAAACCTGTAGTTCGTAAAGCGGTTAAACCTAAAACTTCTCCAAAAAGTAAATCTTCAAGTTCTGATTCAAGTCCTAAATCTCCGAAAAAAATAGTTAAATCTATAGTTCCTAAAGAAGTTAAATCTAAAACTTCTCCAAAAAGTAAATCTTCAAGTCCTAAATCAATTTCTAAATCTCCGAAAAAAGTTAAATCTGCAGCACCTAAAGCATCTAAACCTAAATCCCCTCCAAAAAGTAAATCTTCAAGTCCTAAATCAATTTCTAAATCCCCTCCAAAAAGTAAATCTTCAAGTCCTAAATCAATTTCTAAATCCCCTCTAAAAAAAGTTAAATCTAAACTTACAAAAAAAGACAAATCTAAATTATCTCAAGAAGATAATCTAGAATCTCCTTCAAAAAAAGATAAGTTTGGCCCTCCTAAAAATATTAAAAGTTCTAGGGCATCATCAAAATTACTTCCCAAAAAAGTTAAATTTCAAGGTGATCCTTCTCCTGTTTCTCCTGTTTCTTCTGTTTCTCCTGTTTCTTCTGATTCTCCTGTTTCTTCTGTTTCTCCTGTTTCTTCTGATTCTCCTGCTACTTCTCTTTCTTCTGATTTTCCTGTTTCTTCTGTTTCTTCTCCTGTTTCTTCTTCCCCAACACCAGAGATTCCTGAAAAATTTAGAAATGTAAAATTTACAAATGAATTTTATAAAAAAATATTTTCCTCATTGAGTGATAATAATATTTTTTTTATTATGCAAAACTGTAAATATATTCCCGGCGAAGAAACTTTTTATATGAAATTTCATCAAATGATGAAATTTCGAATGTATGATATGTATCAAGTACTATGTTCTAATTATAAAGAACTTATAAAATTAGGAGTCTATTTAGATAATTTAAAAGATTGGGATTTATATAATCTGTCTGAAAAAATAATTTTTCTTGATAGAGTAATAGATTCTATTATTAATAATGTTAATCCAGATAATGATCTTTTTATAGTTTTGAAAATTTTTAATATCAAAAAAATTAAACCTTCATATAATTCTGATGAAGGTTTAACATATGAAGACATACTTCATACAGATCCTTCAAAATTATATGAAACAAATTGCCTAAAAGATTATGTAATAAATAAGGCAATGTTAATAAGATTTTTTTGTGAAGATTACCGTGTATCTACATCCATTGATAAAGATCTTAAATTAGATATGTTACAAAGGTATATCAAAACTAAACATCCAGATGAATCAGATGATATAGATCATGATTTTTCAAATTTTAAAAAAGTTTTTAATGAAACTATATCAAGAGTTAATAATTTTATAACAGAATATGAAAATTTTTACACTGTTTCGTTAATATGTTATGAAAAATCAGAATTAGAGGATGAAATTTTTAATTTTCTTAAAAAATTAGAAGTACCTCCACATGAAGATAAATCAAAATTTTTAACTTTTACAGGAATCATAAAAGGTAAATCGTATACATTTTATGAAACAAAAAGACATTTTATTGAAAGAATTTATAGAATTTATTTTGAATTTTACAACAAAAATGATAAAAAATGTAAAGGATTGAATTTAAATGATTCCTTAATTAAAAGTAGGACTATATGGAACACGATTTTATTTAATAGTAAAATTACAAAATTTATATCAACATTTGATGAAAAATTAAAAAATGTTATAAATCATGAAAGTTGTTCTTTCATGGAATTTATAACCACGTTATTTGAAATAGAATTTAAACAAATTAATATTTTAAAAGATTATTATTATAATAATTCATTATATAATGAAGATTTAATAGAATTATATAATGAATATGATGAAATTGAAGATGATGATACTTTGAATACTAATGATCGTGAAGATGCTAATTTAATTATTGATCAACAATTAGCATTGTTAGTTAGAGAAACACCATGTGTATATAATTCAGGTACAAATCTTTTACAAACTATGGAAAGTTTAGATCTATATAAATCTTTTATAGATGATGATATACCTGAATTATCTATAAAAGAAGGTATGAATCTTTCTCCAAAATCTAAAATTGAAACTTCAAGTTTTCCTCTGAGTGAACCTGAAACGGAATCTTCAAGTTTTTCTCCAAGTAAACCTAAAATTGAAACTTCAAGTTTTCCTGTGAGTGAACCTAAAACGGAATCTTCAAGTTTTCCTGTGAGTGAACCTAAAATTGAAACTTCAACTTCTTCAAGTAATCCTGAAACGGAATCTTCAAGGTTTACTCCAAGTAAACCTAAAATTGAAACTTCAACTTCTTCAAGTAATTCTGAAAAGGAATCTTCAAGTTTTCCTCCAAGTAATTCTGAAACGGAATCTTCAAGTTTTCCTCCAAGTAATTCTGAAACGGAATCTTCAAGTTTTCCTCCAAGTAATTCTGAAAAGGAATCTTCAACTTCTTCTTTAGAAAAATCTAAACTAGAATTTTTAAGTCCTTCTTTAAAGAAATCTAAAGTTGAATTTTCAAATCCTTTTTCAAACATAAAACCTAGCGATATTGATTTTGAAAAAAATGTACCGTTACCTGATAAATTAAAACCTATAAAAAATGATATGATACAACCTATAAATTTAATCAGTCCTAAGAAAGAAATTATGAAATTAGCGCCACCACCGATAACAGATAGTATAAGTTATATAACACCAACTATACAACCTCTAAATATTGAACCTGTACAAAAATTTCCATCTATAGTATATCATGATGAAATTAAACCTTTACCAATCCCTGATATTTCTCATTTACAGTTAACTAAAAATAATGATAACCAAATAAATTTTAAGAAAGAAGAAATAAATGATAATCAAATAAATTTTAAAAAAGAAGAAATAAATGATAATCAAATAAATTTTAAAAAAGAAGAAATAAATGATAATCAAATAAATTTTAAAAAAGAAGAAATAAATGATGAACAGATAAAATCATATAAAAAATCACCAAAAATAGTAAAATGGAATGAATCTTTAAATGAAATCGAATTATATAGCCCTAAAACAGAACCTAAGAAAATTAGTTCCAGAAAATATATTGGTAAAGGAACTATAATACCTCATAATATAAAAAGTATATATAAAAATCCCATTAAGACAAAAATCGTAATTGATGAAAATGATGTACTTAATAAAAAAGTTGAATCTATAAAAAATAATCAAAAAATTAATGTAGAAAATGCACTTTCTATAAATGATATTAAAAGGCAACAATAAAATATTTATTAACTTATATTTCACTGAAATATAAAATAAATGACCAGTAATAATAGTATAATTAATGAAAAATTAGAAAAAATTTATAGAAATTTTGGTAATATTTATTATTCGAAGAATCCCCCTACAGGAGAATTTATAATTGGTAATAATAAAAATATAATTTCAATGTGGAAAGTTTATCCTTATGGAGTAAAGAGAAAGATAACAAATAGCAATTGGATATTAAATGATCCTATAGTAAACAGAGTATGGTTAACCAAATTTGAAAATTTTTTATCGATATTTGATAGTTCCGTAACTAGTGAAATTTTATTGGATGCAAGAATTCTTGCATCAGAACTTGCTATTCCTAATTTTTCAGGTCTTACAAATAAGAAAAATAGAGGTATAAATATTCATTTTTTCTGTTTTGAAGATTTTAAAAATTATATTAATGCAAAATATGGAAATTTAAGATTTAAAATATTTTTTGAATTTTTGTTAATGCCTAATTCAATTTATGAAAATAATGAAGGAATTAAATTAATAAGAGATTTTTTCAAACATAGAGTAAGATTTTTGGATTTTAATTCAGGAAAATATTATGATACAGAAATTTTTCTTGTAAAAGGAAATATATTTAATGATTATGGATCCAGTAATATCTTACATTTTTTATTAGATGGTAATTGTAAAACTTTTTACCCTGATGGTCTTATTAAAGAAGTTTGTAGTTATTTTATGGGTTACCTAAATGGAAAATATACAAGATATCATCATGGACAAAATTATGATTTAGTTTTACCTTCTCAAGAAGGAACTTACAGTTATGGATTAAAAATATCATCATGGATAAAAATTAAGGAAAATAGATATATTTCAGAAAAATGCTTATATGAAAACGGAATTTTAACTCAGAAAGAAAAATTTTTCGTACCATGGAATAAAAAACCTGGAGAGAAAATTTTGCAAGGCGCATTAAGATCAAAAAAAGAATACATAATTGAAAATATTTCTCCTGTGAAAGAAATTACTCAGTTTAAGAAAATTTTGAAAAAGGAAACTAAAAATTATATTAACGGTGATAAACATTATACTTTTGAATATGATAAAACAAAAAAAATTCCTGAGATGGATGTATTTTGGCCTCCTGAAAATGGTTATAAGCAAAGAAAAGTTTTAAAATATAATGATAATGCGTATAATATAATTACTAATTATATGAATGGTAATATTAGAAGTAATAAAGTTTACAATTCTAATGGAATTAAAGTACAACATTTAGAATATAATAGAAGAAAAACCCAAATTTATGCATTTTCTAAGAAAAATGATACAGATATTTTATTTTCGAGATATTATAGAGGCGATGGTGAGTATTTTAATGAAACAAGTATCGAACCAAAATTAGAAGAATATTCAATAGTAAAGAAAAATGAACGTGAAAGATACATGTTTGAAATTTCTGGAATTGAAAAATATTTTAATATTATAGAACCTTTTAATTCATATGATTTTCTAAAAAATAAGGATAAAGATGGAAATACTATATTACCTGGATGGTATAATAAACATATAAAGATACCTGTAAGTGAAAAATCTTTAGATGTTAATTTCCAATTAAATTCTTATATATACAAATATATTAGTTTATTCCCCAAAAAATCTAAGAAGAAAAATGGTTTGACAGGTTATCTTTCATATATTGATTATCAGATTGATGTAGAAAATTTAAATCCAAACGATTTTACTATAGGGAATATTAAAAAGTATGAACAAACTGATTATTCATATGATGAGCCTAGTAAACCAAAAAATAAAACCGTTAATATTAAAGATGTAGAAGTACCTTTATTATTTAAGGGAGATGAAGTAGCTAGAAAGAATGGTGTAACTTATTTTATTGAAGGAAATTCAGGTAAAATAAGTTATACACTTGATTATTATTTGAATCTTATAAGTTCTTATGATGAAAATAAAGGAGGAATTAAAATAGATTTTTCTAAGGGTTCTGTTAAATCTAAGAATACAGGAAAAGCTGATTTTCAAATTTCTAATTCTACATCTGCTTCTAATAGAAAAATACTTTTTGAAATTACTTTGACAAATTATCCAGACGGAGTTATCAATACCTTGAAAAAGATTTATAATTTAGGTGAAGAAGTTAATAGTTCTACAAAGGAAATTTTTGTAGATGAAATGAACTATAATGATAATATTTTACAATTTTTAAATTTTAGTACTAGTATATTTGAATTAAATTCTATTGATTCATCTCAATTATTGAAAGAACAAATAACCGGTACTAAAGAAACTATTGAAGATATTCTTAAGAAATATGGTAAAGATATTATCGATCTCAAAATAAAATATATTAGATACAAAAATGGGGAAATAGTTAAGTTATCAGAAATTGATTTTGATGATATTAAAATTATTTTCAACGTTAATGGTAGAATTGAATTAACATTTAATAAAGAAAATATATATGATCCAGAAATTTTAAATAACATAAATAAAAATTTAATGCCATTAATGATTTTAGAAAATCAATCATTACCAAGTACTACCCCAGAAACTACAATTAAAACAGAAACCAAATCTTTTGATAAAAATACAACTTGTCCTTCTTATAAATTTATAAATCTTCCTAGTGAAGAAGGAATTAAAAAAATTTTTACAAGCATGAATTGTGTTAATTCATCTAAAACAAATTGGTTTTCGAGTGACTTTAAAATTACTAATATAGGTAAAGATAAAATAGTAGATAGTGTAAATTTAAGTAATGCAGAATTTTCTAAAATTATTGCAAATCCAAAGGATTATTGGATCGTTAAAAATATGGGATTATTTGGACTTACTCAGCCAACTATTATTGAGGGTGAACTATCAAACCAAAAAGACAACCAATCAATTTTTGAAATTCATAGAGCTAAAGTTATTCCTCCTCCTCAACAACCTAAAACTAATCAAGGTGGTCAAGGTGGTCAAGGTGGTCAAGGTGGTCAAGGTGGTCAAGATGGTCAAGGTAGCAGTTCTAGATCTTCAAAGAAGAAAAAAAAGAATAAAAAATAAAAATCAAAATAATTAAGGAAACTAATTAAATCTTTCAAAAAATATTTTTTGCTGTCTCTATCAATTTTTTTAACTAATTTAGTTAAAAAATTATTTAGCGTTAATAAAGTTCTTTTGTAAAGGTTTGAATTCTTTAATTTCACTATCATCTTCAAGTAAAATTTTACAAGAAACTACATTTCCTTGTTTCCAAGAAGAATTTATTATCGTTTTACCATTATTAATATTATTTATGAAGCAGTTTGAAGTAAGATATGGAACATTTGTAAGGTAATTACAATCAAGTATTTTTTTCTTATTTTTTGCTTCTGGTGTATAATATGTAAATTTTCCATGATATCTATCATTAATTTTTTTTGAAGCTTCTATCATTAATGATGATTCGGGATTATCGTAGTAAGCCTTATAAGAATCATTAATTTTAGATTCTTTAATTTTTCCATTACTGTACCATGAAGTAAATTCATTTTCAGTTTTTTGTTTTATAATTTTTTGAGAAGAATCCATTATCTTGTAAGATTTAAAAGTTTTTAGTATGGGATCGTATTCTGAATCCATCATTAGAATTCCTGAACGGTAATACACTTTATAATTATTTGTAGTTGAATTGTATATTTCACAAATTTTTTTTGAAAGATCTCCAGAATAATATGTAGTCATGATTTCGTTTGTTGTAATTACTTCAAGACCGCTTAAAAAGAGATTATCAGGTGTTTCCATTTTAAATTCAATTTAGTTTTTTGAAAGCTTTATGTGATAAATATTTTATGATAAAATGGAAGCTGACAGATTTGACAAATTTCTTCAAGAAAATAGAGGTATGGGTAATCAAGGAAAAAAAGCTTTAGAATTAAATCTTACAAGATCTAATAAGAAACCTAGATTAAGGACACCTGTTTATGATGATTTTTTAAATGATGAAGATGAAAGAAAATCTTTTAAAAAATCAGAAAAGATAAATAATGATTTTCAAAATAAATCTTTATCTAGAGAAACTTCTACCAGTGAATCTGAAGATGAGAGTATAAATGAAGTGGAAAGTGATTATGAATATGAACCGGAAAAAATAGATTCATTTAATATTAATCGTCGTAATTCAAATCCTTTTAATGAAAATAGAAAAGAATATAATTTAAATACGTACATTAGAACTACTCCTCCGTTATCCAAAAAATTAAAAACACCAGTAGCACAGGATATAGATCTTATGAATAAATCTTTTGAAAAGGATAGTAAAAGTATTAATAATTTACCATATTCAAAAAATTTACGAGTAAATTCTAGAGTATCTCTACCAAAAATTAATAAAATTTCGTATGTAAAATCTGATAAAGTTCTTCCTAATATAGGACTTTATCAACCTAAAAATAAAATAGAAATTAAAAATGTAATTTCTGATAAACTTTTGAAAAATATTATTGAAAATCAGATAGAAGAAATTGAATTACCCGTTTTTATTAAAGGTTCTGAAGAACTTGGAAAAGTAATTTTTTCAGATCCTTCTGAAATTGTATGGCAAAATGGTAATAAAAATATAAAATTTAAAGCTACGTCAGATATAAAAAGATGGTTTATAAATGAAGAATTAATAGAAGAAAAAATTAAAGAAAATTTTTTAGAACATTATACCATTAACGATTACAATAATGGTAAAATCATTTCGTTTACTATTTTAAATAAAGATGAAATTTATGAAATATATGGTAATATTTCTATTAATAGAATCGATAAAAATATTATTTTATTAAATATTTTACAAGGAAAATTTAATGGTGTTCAAAAAAAATATGTAAATCAGAAATTAATTATTGAATGTAATTTTATTAATGGAATTCTTAATGGAAAATATAAAGAATTTAGAGAAGATGGAAGTAAAAAAGTTGTAGCACAGTATATTGATGGACATCTTGAAGGTAAATGTTTATATTTTTATCGAAGTGGAATTTTAAAAAGAATTTTACATTTTAAGAATGGGAAATTGAATGGTAAAGCAAGGGAATATTACGATGATCCATCTCTTTTAAATGAAGAGAGAAAACAAGGAAAGATTATACATCATCAGAAAAATAGAAAGAAAACTGTTAATTACTGTAATGGAAAACTTGAGGGAAAATTTAAATATTATTCGAGTAATGGAACAGTAATAAAAAATGGATATTTTAATTGTGGTAGATATCATGGAATGTATTATGAATTTTATGATTCTAAAGATCCTAAATTAATAGCATTTTTTAATGAAGGTCTTTTACATGGTCCTGTAGAAAAATATTCCGATGATGGATCTAAAGAATTAATTTACTATTTCCATGGTAAAAAAATTGACATTTAATAAAATAATTATATTAATTATTTTTAGTTTGTGGTGTATGGGTTTTTATCGAAAACATATGAAAGATTTATAAAAAAAGTGCCGTTAATGTAATCGTACATTAAAGTTAATACTGCAAAATAAAATTTATTAGTTTCTAATTCTTTTATAGATTCTTCTTTAATTTCAATGTAATTATTACATTTCTTATGACACATAATATGAAATTTTTTAAAATCAGAAATGGGTATTATTCTTTTAATATCTTTTCTTGTAAGAAGTTTTCCCAAAGAATAAACGTGTAAATAAATATTTATTTTATATTTTTCACAAATATTTGAAAAAAAATCTATATCATTTTCTTCAAAATATATAAAATTTCTATGACAAAAAATAGGATCATATAAATCATATTCACTAAAAGAATGTTTTGAAGAGTTGATAAAACCATCAAAACATTTATATGTAATTTTTAAATGTTCTTTAATATTACTTTGATCATTATATTTTGCGTAATCATTTTTGGTATCTTGATAAGATTTGATAGATCCATCATAAATTGGATATTTATTTTGATAATCTTGAATATGATTACAGAAAGAAATTAAGTTATTTTTAACTTCTTGAATATCAATTAAATTACTGGTATGTTTTTTAATATTTATGGTTGTAAATTTTAATCTTGAAAATTCAAGATTAGGAAAAACAGGTCCAGAATATATTAAAGGTTTATCAGAATCGATAATATTAAAATTGAAATTTTCTGGAAGTGTACAGCAACAGAATCTAATATTTCTAAGATATTTAAAATACGGAAGAAAATTCATTGAAGAAAACTTAATAGGACACATTACTTCAAAAGAAGTTATAGAAATAAATTCTTTAGAAATATCATTAATATTTTTTGTTCTAAACTGTTTTTTCTTTAATTTTAAATATTTTGAAGAATTAGAATCGATAATTGTTAATTTTTTAATGTTATTCATGTAAAAAATTTATAATTTGATTAAAAATTATTTTTTTTTAATCAAATTATAAACAAGATAATTAATATTAAAATGAAAATTTATACTAAAACTGGTGATCATGGAACAACATCCCTTTATAAAAAAGTAAATGGAATCATAAGAGTTCCTAAATATGATCCTCGAATTAAATTTGTGGGAATGTTAGATGAGTGTATTGTTTCTTTAGGATCTTGCATTGCGATCTGTAATAATCATATTTTTCAAAATTTTTATTCAAAATTTTTTATGAATTTAATTAATTATTTTACTGGAAATCAAAATAATATTAATTATTATAATCTTTCACAAATGTGTGAAAATTTTCAGAAAGATTTAATGTTTATAAATTCCAATATTGCTAGTGGAATTATAGAATTTCCAGAAGATATAATGGACAGGGATTGTAAAAAACCTGTAGAAATTATAGAAAAATTAATTGATGAAATTGATGAAAAACTTCCTAAATTGACAAAATTTAAATTGATGGGTTGTAATAATTTATATATTTCATTTAATAATTGTAGAGTAAATATTAGAAAAAGCGAAAGAAAACTTGTAGAATATCTTTCAAAATATCCTAAAGAATTTCCTGAAACTGAAGGAACTAAGTATCTTCTTTCTTATTTTAATAGACTTAGTGATTTAATGTTTATTCTTTCAAGGTATGTTGAAGAAAATAATATTTATGGATGTCCTGTTTGGGATTCTTCTGATAAAATGTATTGGTAAATAATTGTACTTAAATTAAGTACAAGTGAATTATGCAACTTTAAGTAACGAAGCAAATTTTTTAGAATTATCTTTAAAATATTCATCGAAAGTTCCTAGATAAAGTAGTGAAAGATAATCTTTTTCCGAATTATATGAAAAATCATCTATAAGTTCTATAGTTTGATAAATTGAAATACAAAATATTTTATGAGCTGGGAAATTTTCAGTGAAATCAAGAATGGTTTCTTCAAGAGGGTTGTAACCAATATTAATATAAAATTTATACCAATAATAACTTACATTAAGAGCTATATTTCTTAAACCTGAATAAACATTTTGAATTATGAAAATTTCATTATTATTTTCAAAAAGATATGGAGAAATAATTTTTGACTGTAATAGAGAATTAGCAATAAAATCATGAAAAGTAAATGTATCTACATTTTCGTTAAGAGCTTGTCGTTTATTAAATTCTATCCATTCTTGAAATTCGTTGCCAATAAAAAATCTTGTATTTTCCTTATTGAATTTTTCATAATTTCCATAAGTTAAATTTATGCTTCTGAGTATATTAGGTTCTTTACCAAATTGAATTTCATCGTAATCTTTAATTGCTAATCTTATACGTTGCATAAATTTTTCATTATACATGTTAATTCGATAAATAAATCTTATATTTTTTGGAATATTATGAATTTTAATAAAATTTTCTGATAAATTTTTAACTTCAGTTCTATGGATTAAATTTTTACTATTATTGAAAAAATTTTCTAAATATTTGTATATTATAAATAAAATTTTTCCATCATTAGAATTTTTTTGAGAATATCTTGGAAGAATATTGTGAATCTTATCTAATTTATAATAATTTTCTGAATCACCTGTAAAATTTGACACATAAAAATATTTGTCAAAAAACATTGGAAGATTATGATTATTACCATATTCATATTTAGTTATTTCATAAAGCCATACAATAATACCTTTAATAATCTGAAGATCAGATTTCATTTTAGTAATTCGTTTAGTAATATTATTTCCTGGAGAAAAAATTGGAAAATATTCATAAATGTTCATTTCCGAAAAATTAATTTTTGATTTTTCAGAAATGATTTTAACTTCTTCAGGAATTAGGGGAACACATATTCCATTAGGAATATCAAGGTATTGATAGAAAAAAGCTATAATATTCTTTCTTGAATTATCAAAAGCAAAACCTGAAGGAGTTCCATAAATTTTTAACGCTCTAGACCATTTAATTTTATGTATTTCTTTTGATTCTGGAGCTTTTACAGGCTGTGAAGGAATTATATAGATAGTCGTAAGAATAGATTTATTTTGTGTTTCGGCTTTAATCGTAAACGCTCTTGCTTTCCCATTATAATCTATAAATTGAGATACAACACTTTTATTTAAAATATCATACATACTGAAATCATAAAATATATTTCTTCTAATAATAAGTTCTGTGTTAAGTTGAACGTTATCTATATTACATGAAATAATTTTATTAGATTCTGCCATAATTCTCATCATTACTTCTCCCATTTTATAATCAAAAATTGATACAATATTATCAAAAGGGTGAGAACTTATAATTATAGGTTCACACTGGAAAATGCTTGATTTTTCAGATTCATAATTTTTATAAATGACAATATTTTTACGTTCAATATAATTATGAATGTGAAATGATTTATATCTCGGAATTTCTAAAGAAGATTGTTTAGTTTCGAGTGTTACTGTATCAGTGGTAATATCATCAATAGATTTTGGTTGATTATCTTTTGATGAGAAAACAAAGATATTAACATCGAATTTTTCTTCTAAAAATCTATAGAAAAGATATGGATCAAATTGTATAGATTTATTAGAATCTAAAATCATTTCCGTTATAACCTGATCACTCTTATCAAACAATTCTTGTTTGCAAATTGCTAAGGGTAAAGTTTCTAAAAAACTTTGCCTTATATTTTCACATATTTCTTCTCTTTCAATATCTGTTTGTGAATAAATATAATTAGGAAATCCTATAGAGAACATTAAACAGTGAATTATAGAATTACGAGATCTTTGAAGACCATATCTATAAAATTTTTTATTGTCTGGAAGACTTTTATAAGTATTTGAAAGTACAAAATCGATATTTTTTGGGAGATATCCTATAACATGTTTTAAAAGTATTTTTCCACTAGATATAATTCTTTCAGATTTTGAATTACCAGTTTCTGGCGGAAGTCCACTTAAAAATCTTGAATATCTATCTGATACACTTTTAGAAAGTGTGTTAGGATCATAACAACAAGGAATGTATGGATATAAATCTTTATTTGAAAGTTTATTAATTTTAACTCTTGGTAAAGTTTTATCTTCATAAGGACATGAAAAATGATATTGCAAAGTTGTTGGGACTAATTCTCCATCAGAATCACGTTTTACCTGATTCATTGTAAGAATTTCCTTTCCTTGACTTTTAAGATTTTGTAACTGAGAATAATCAGTAATAATTTCTGGTTGACTACCAGCTTGACATGATCTAGCATAATTTTCAACAAAAAGATCTGGAGCAATATTTTTAAGAATTTCAATATCTGAAACACCGGATCTTTTACGAATATCTATAATTTCTTGTTTGTTAGTTTCTTCTATAAGATTGTTAATTTTTATAAGTTCTGGTATATTATCATAATATATTCCGGAATATGCTTCATAATTTAATTGATAATAATTTAGTAAAAGATTTAAAATAAAAATAAATTCTTCAATAATATTTTTTGAAGAAGCTCTAGAAATTTTACAATTAATAATATGAGTTCCTTTATTTATCATTTCAAGATTTTCAGTAAAAGGTTTGTAAGATGTAAATACTTTTTCAAATTTATCAATATCTTGAATATTTTTATCTATCTGACACAATATATCAGCCATACTAGAAATATAAGTTTTTTCAACGGCAGGTATTATAAAACTTGAAAGATATTTTTCATAAGCTAATATAAGATTTCTTTTTATCCCATAAACTCCATTATGATCAGGTATATAAAAATATTTATTCATAAGTTCATCATTCATGATCATGTGTAGAAATACATTTTCATCAAAGTTGAAATTAATAATTTTAAATTCTCCTTTTACAATTTCTTTTTCAATTGTAGTTCTAAATACTATATCACCAGAATCTTTATCTATAATTTTATTTTCTCTCAAATTCAAAAGATTAGAATAGTAATTTTTGGTATTCAAGAAAAGATATTTTAACGGTCCTGAAGAATTTCTCATATGATCTATAGCAAGTTTTCTTCTCAAAATCGATTTTTCTTCTCCAATACTCTCAGATGCTTTTTTAGATTCTGTTCTAATTGTAACTTTACAAAAAGGTTCTTTATAACTTACTCTATCTACTTGATTTTTAATATATGAAAGATCAAGATCCATAATATAGAAAGAATTTCTGAGACTTTTAGAAAGATCAATACTCGTATCTTCTTCAACCCATATTTTAGCGTAAATATGATCATTACTAGTTTCATTATCAAGACTTAAATGATCAAAATTTGGAATATCTTTATCAAGATTCCCTGTAAAAACTCTAGTATAAACCATCCCATTAGAATCTATAAATTTAATTATTGGCATAAATTTTGAAGGATTTATAGATTTAAAAATATCCATACCAGATCCACTTAATAAAATTGATAGAGAAGAATTAGTAGCATCAGGAATTTTAAGAAGGTAAAATAAAAAATCAGTACTTGTAATTTCTAACAAAGGATTAGTCATCCATATAGGTTTAGTTGTAGATTCTATACTCGAAAAAATTTCTTCAAATGAATATATTTCATTTAAAATTTCTATATCTTTCAAAAATTCCACTTCATAATTATTTTTATACCATATTTTATATGAATATTCTAATTCATTGATTTCATTAAAAGGTAGGGTATTCATATATATTTTCAGAGAATTTATCAAAGTTAATATATCATCAGGGTTAAACTCAAGATCCCTCAAAGAAATATAAAAAGCCATTAATTTATCATTAGATGTAATTTTGGAATTTATCAAAGAATTATTAGTTAGATCTATATCAATTTCTATTAAACTTTTTATAACAATATTTATTTCGGGATCTAATATATTATACTCATTAATTAAATTTAGAAAATTTTGATGATTTTTATTAAAATTTTCTAAATTATATTTTAATAAAAGAAATATCAGAGAAACTATATCTATTATAGAAATATCATTAATATTATATTTTTTTTGAATAACATTAATTATAGATCTATCATTTAATAATAAAACTAATCTTGAAGGGACATTATTTTGATAACAATATTTAAATAGTAATGTATTATTATTATCATATCTAGATTTTTTTAATTCCATTTTAACGAAGTAACAATTTGATTTTTGAAATTTGGGAACTTTGGTAATATTTCAAAGATCTAAAATTAATGAAAAAAATATTAACTTTAAAAATGCCGAAACTCTTATTCTCACCTATATTTATAAATACGGTAAAAGATAATCAAGAAGATCAAGACACAAGATCCTCAAGTATTGCTTTTTCAACAAATGAAGGCGATCTCATTTTAAAACAAACTCCATCTCTTTCTTCTTATATTAATATCAAAGCATTAGATGAACGTTTAGAGGAATTAGATAAAGTTGGTAATATCGATATTGAAAGTATGAGTAAATTAGAAGATGGTCGTTACTATCTTTATATGATTGAAGTAATAGATATAATTCAAAAAATAGAAAATAATGAAGAAGCAAATTCTTATTTAATAGATCATATAAGAAATTACTATTCTCATGTTAAATCATATGAACCTGGAACTACATACTCTTATTTTCTAGGTTGTACTAACAATTTAAATAATATGTTTGCAGATGTTAATTGTAGTCCTTATTGCGCATCATCTATTAAAAAAGATCAAAGTAAATGTGGTTATAATGTATTCATCTATATTAATAAATTTTATCTTTTGAATAAAGTAAAAGATTCTGATCAAGCTGATATTTATATTCCAAATCATGTTAAAGAAATTTCTCAAGAAGGAATAGAACAACTACAAAATGGAGGAATTAAAAAGATTTTTCCTTATACACAAGTCAATAATAAATTTGTAAAATTAACTAATCAAGATATCATAGATTCTTTTACAAGAAATGATATTGAAGTTCTTGATAAAGTTTTTGATGGGAATAGAGATAATATTCAAGCTAATTCAAGTTCTGATACTAATAATAATATTTATATTGCAATTGCTGTTATCGTGGCAGTTTTAGTAGGAATTATTGTTCTTTGCTTGCTTGTATACTTTGCTTATTATTATGAAGACATAAAATCTAATATTGTAGAAAAATATGATAAATTAAAAGATAAGACCAGACAAAAATCGGGAATGAATGAATACTAAATTTTGTTTTATAAATTAATAATTTATAAATTACATTACAGATGAAATATAATTAATAAGCGCAATGACAAAAATACAAAAAATAATTTTCTCAGGAGTCCATGAAGAAGTTTCTCCTAACTGGGGATTTATATTCACAAGTATATTTTTATTCTTATTTTTTTTAGATTTTTTAAGTTCATGAACAAATTGACTCAAAAGTTCTTCAAATGTATCTTCTGAAGAACTTTTTCTTCTTCTTTGTAAAGAATTTGATCTTGAAATTTTTGAAGAACTTTCTTCACTTGAAGAACTTTCATCACTTGAAGATTCTGAACTAAGGGTTGATAAATGATTATTCTGATAATTAATCATAGATAAACATTTAGAATCACCACATGCATCACATACATTTCTATTAATGGATCTAATAAAGTCAGTATTTTCTTCTTGATTTTCTTCTTGATTTTCTTCTTGATTTTCTTCTTGATTTTCTTCTTGATTTTCTTCTTGATTTTCTTCTTGATTTTCTTCTTGATTTTCTTCTTGATTTTCTTCTTCCATTGAATCAATAGAATTTTCTATTTCAAAATCTGAATTTGATTCTGATTCAGACATAGTTTCATTAATATGATCTAAAATATTTGCAAAATTTCTTGAATTATATATCATTTTGATTATTTTAAGTTTTATTAATATATCTTTAATTATAATTTTTGAAATTATAATTAGAATATCCTTTATCTTTGTTTATTCTTTGTTATTGTTGTCATCTTCTTTGTTGACATCATCGTTTTCAACTTCATTTTTGTTTTCATCTTCTTTGTTGACATTTTCTTTGTTGACATCATTGTTGACTTCTTCTTCATTATCTTCTTCTTCGTCTTCATCATCTTCATCATCTTCGTCTTCATCATCATCTTCTTCATCATCTTCGTTTTCTTCTTCATCTTTAATATTAAGTTTGTTAGTATTTGTTGAATTATTTTTTCTGTTATTACGAATATCTTCTACAGTTTCATCGTCAATCATATTTATCCAAGATTCAAGTTGTTGAATTGTAGATATATATTTATATTCGAATAATTCAGTAGTAATTTCTTCTTTGATTTCTGAAGATGTTTTATTTGTATTTACAATTTTGGAAATAATTTTAGCTGAAATAATTCCTGAAAGAGGAACGATAATATCTATTTCTTCACAAAATCCTGAAAGACTGTTAATGAGAAGCTTTATATAGCCTATAAAGCATGCGTTAGAAGAATTTCTGTGAGTATATAATTCTTTTTCTATAATTTTAATAATTTCGGAAAAATCTGGATGTGTAATAACTCTTGAAAAAACAACCCTAAATATATTTTCAAAATTTTCATTTATCTTGCAAAAAATTTGATTTTCATCTATTAATTGTAAAAGAATCGAAATTTCTTTAAAATTTTTTTCTATTAAAAAATCTATAATAAGTTCTTTTTCAATAATTCCAATTTTGCTGTCAGTAAGATACTCAACGATATTTTTATATGAGTTTGAAATTGAATCATTTGTATATGTGTTGTGAACGTTTTCTGGATCATCATAAAAAGTTTTTCCTGATTTCAAAAGCATTGTGAATGGATTTTCGAAATTTTTCAGAAAAAAATATTTTTTAAATCAATTTAAGATTATCCATCATTATCGAACGATTTTCTTTTTTATTATTTTTTGCTCTTTTTGGGATTTCATCTTTGGTTTTTTTATTTTTAATAGACATACCAGTTTTCATAATTCCTGGTTGAACAAAATCACTTGTAATTTTTCCATCACTACTTTCGATAAAGATTTTTTTATTAAAATGTGTTTCTATAATTTCGATAATAGATTTTCTTTCAAATTCTTTTTGTTCATTTTTGTTGTAAAAATCGATTAATAATTCTACATTTGAAAAAAATGATTCTGGGCGTTTGAAAGTAAAATCTATTTCTTCAAGATTTATAGTAGTTTCTGGTGAAAAAAATTCATTAAAACAATCATCATAATTTATAAGTTCATAGTCTTCATCTGAAATAATTTTATTTTGTAAAAAATTGTGTATAGTTTCATTTTCGGAAATCAATTTAAATGCTTTTTTAGGTCCGAACCCTTTAATTCTTTCATTATAATCACAACCCAGTAATATACAGTATTCTATAAAAGATTGTTTTGAAAGTCCTGAACCTAGAATTATAAGATCTGGAATAATTACGGAAAATGTACCATCTGAATTTCCAGATCTTATAACAGCAGAAGAACCAAAAACTACAGCATCAAAATCTTTTGTATAAACAAAATCTGCAATTCCTTTTTGTGTAAGAATACTACATAATTTTTCTGCATCGTTCTCAGCTTCTATATATGGAAAACCTGCTTCATCGATAGCTTTTTGAAGATCTTCAAATCCTTTTTCAGGATAACTTAGTAGTACTTTTACTTTCTTTTTAAGACACTCTAATGTATTCTTAATTTTTAAATCGTTTTTTAGAGGATCATCGTCAACTAATTCTTTGATAACATTCTCCAAAAGTTTTATTTCGTCTTTTAAGATATTTTTTTTACTTTGTCTTTGTTTTACAACAAGTTTTTTAGATTCTTTTGGTGGCCCATCAAAAACTACGATTGGAAGAATACCATTTCTTATAAATGTGTTAATGAGTCTTCCTATAATTCTTTGTATAACTTTATCAAAAAAATTATTATTTATTTTATAATCGTATGGTGTAAATTTTTCTACTTCTTCAGATTTTACAATGGATATGAATTCAAAAATCATTATAGAAATATCAACGGCAGCTACAGTACCTTTTAAAATACTAGGTGGAATATTAATTATTGAGCCAGGGATAGCTTCAATAATTTGCTTAAAATCTTTAATTGTCATTTATACTTTCCTTGATATACGTTTTTTGAAGATATAAAGTATAATTTTTTAATCAAAAGGATAAATTCATAAATTACAAATGGATAATCCGTACAAGGATATTTTATTAAATGAAAAAAAATATAGTATAGATATAGGGTTAGATTATAATCCTTTTATGATAAATGTTCCATCACTTACAACGACCCTTCCAAGTATCCATTCTAACTACTTAGTAACATTAAAAGATAATCTTTCAAAATATATAGAAACAAAAATTGAAAATTTTATTGAAAATAAATGTTTAAATCAGAAATATATATGTCCTAGAGAAACTTTGGTAAAAATTTTTAGAATGATAATTATAAATCCTGTTGATAATATTACATTCTTGAATAAAACCGGATTAAATAATGAAAATTATATAGGACCTTTATTAGAATCTATAAGTCTTGAAATGTCAAGGATTAAAAATAGTTTTAATTCTGTAATTTCAGAAAGTTGTGAAGGAATAAATGAAAATATTAATAGATTAGAAATAAAAATTAATGATTTAGAAAAAAATTATAATGATAATTGTTCTATGGAAGAAATTAAAATTAATGATATTAAAAATATTTTAGAAAATGATATTCAAGAATTGAAAAATAAAAATGTGGAAAATAAAAAGAATATACTAGAATATCTGGAAACAGTAGAAAATGAAATGAGAAATATGAAAATAGAGCTAGAAACTGTTAAAAATGTGGTAGTACAAAATAATAATGAGATTCAAAATTTTAAAAAATTAATGATAAAAATCGTAGATGATGAAAAATATTCTGATATCGAACTTCAACAATTATTGTATGTAATAAATGAATATGAAAATAAAAAATAATCTTTTACTAAATTTTAGTAAAAGTATTTAAATTTCAATTTCTTCAACTTTTTCAACATATTCGTTAAAATATTGTATTAAACCATAATCTATAATTTGTCTTGGAGTATACATTCCATTAGATCTTACAGTAATCAAAAATTTATTTTGATGTTCGGGTGATCTTCTATGAATAACTTTTGAAATTGAAGAAAATTTAATATATGAGGATGAAGTACCTTGAACTACGTAAATTATAAGTTCAATTTCTTCGTTAATTCTTAAGGGAAAAAGATCAGCATGATCGAATATTTCTCTGATTGAAGGATAATTATTCCTATTTTCTTTTGTAATAGGTTTTTCATCAACTGAAATAAGAATAAGATCATCTGTGGTAGTTAATCTATGATTTCCATTCTCATCAGTACTTCCCTTAACTTTTAAAAGAAATGTGTAAGAAAGTACTTCTGGGCTTAAATTATATGATCTTATTATAAGCTGGCCTAAACGATGAGCCCATACCTCTGTAGCTACAATAGTTTTTTTATTAACAATTTCAAGAACTGTTCCTACTGCAAATGCTCTAAATTTTGTATAGAGAACATCTCTAAAAAGTTTGCAAGATTTAGGATCTTGTAGAATTGGATGAATAAATGTAATTTCATCTTCATTTTCTGAAATAATTTCAACTTCCATTTTATTATAATTTGATTCTTTCTATTACTTTTTATTTATATTATAATTAATAGATTTTTTTATTCAAATTGAATTAGTTCATCTTCCATAAGATTTTTCCATTTCAAATGAGATGATTTATAAATTTCGAAAGCTTTAGTAGAATCGATAAAAGTATTTGAATTAATACCTATTATTGGTATTTCTGGATTAAAATAATTTTTAATAGATTCGATTAGTAAATCTCTAATACCGTATTCTGTATTAGATATTTCTTCAAGAGTTTTTGATAAAGGATTATCCATTGAAATACCTATCAAAAACCATTCTTGAATATTAGAATTTTGAAGAATAACTGGAATAGCACCTATAATTTTTACTTTAATAATACTTCCGATAGTATAAATAGTTTTATTTTTATATTCAGAAATTTCAATAATATTTAAAGGTCTGTTATTACCGTAAAGATCAGTATTAGGATCTATAATATCACCATCTTCAAAAGTTTGCGGAATATAACCAAAATTAAATAGATTTGGTTTTTCAAGTATTTTTAACGAATTTAATCTGGAATTTCTATTAGAACCTTTAAATTCTTCTATTACATGAAGTATAGAACCACCATCTTCAGTAGTTGAAAGTCTCATACAATAAGATTCATTTTTAGGAGTTTCAACAACCATTGAAACAATTAATCTTTCAAGATCTATAAGGCCAGGAATTCGATGCCATGGATTAAATCTTTCGTTAAGATATTCAAAATTAAGTCTATAAGAACTTGATTTAAAAACGCCTTCAACAGAATGAATAATTTTGGGAATTTCAATTTCTAATTGTCCTTCGATGTATTGTTCAAAATCTCCAGGAAATTTATCATATCTTAAAGAATCTGTACTTATAATTTTCTTTAGTGTCTCAGTTTTCCTTGCTAAAGCGTCTAGAATTCTCATTTCTTGAGAAATTCCTTTAGCATATACAATTCTTGTTTGAGCGTCTGATTTAATTCCCTGACGGTATATTCTCATAGATGCTTGATAAATAATACTCATTTCATAACCAGGACTTATATACATTTTTCTTGGATGATTACCAAAAATATCGTGAAATGATACTCCTACACCACCAACTTTTATCTGAAAGATAATACATCTTATTTTATTAGAATTTTCTTGGAAAAGTCTAATAATTTCCTCTCTCCGTTCAAGAGTTAAAGATCCTGTAAGCATTTCACAAGAAAAATTTTGAGATACTTTTTGATATACTTCTTTAATAGAATCTAAGAAATGAAGAGCAATTAATATTTTACAATCAGGATCTTTTGTAAGATCTTCTATTGCTTTTCTTGAAAAAATACCAGATTTACCAAATTCGATATATCTCATTGCTGGAATAATTTTTGCTCTAAGCGTACCCTTCTTTTTTTCTTCAGTATTTTCTTCGGTGTTATTTTTCTCTGATTTTTCATTTTCAATTTCAGCTATTTTTGCAAATTTAGTTACTTCCTGTTTCAGAATATCTAAACCTTTTTGTATAAGCAAAGCATCTTCATGACTAACATCATAAAATCCATTTTTAGTATCATTAACAAAAGTTTCAATTTGATCATCTACCATACTACTTGAAATTTCAGGAATTAAAACTGAATAAAATAATTTGAAACACATTTCTCTAATAGAAGTTTGTGTATGTGGTTTACTATCTTCAATTATTACATTAGTAGATTCCTCGTCTATAATATCACATATTCTAATTATCTGTAAAGCTCCTTCATAATTATAATTTCCAGTTTGATCTTTAAAATAAAGTCTTGGTTTATCAATAAATTGAAATACTCTCATTAAATGAATTGCTTGATTTATATTTTCTATAGGAGTTCTTGAAAGGAATAAATATCTAGTTGTTGTATGAATAAGATCTTGAATTACAGTTGCTACTGCTTTAGATTGAGCAGAATTATTTTTTACTTCTTGAAATTCATCACAAATAAAAAGACATCCTTTATCAAGAAGTTCTTTCATTATACTTGTACAGTTAAATTCAGTTCGTATCATACTTTTAGCATTACCTTCATCATCTATTGTAAGGCTTTCTATATCACTTCTTATAAGATACTGATGATTTGGTTGTTTTCCACTTTTTCCTTTAAAAGATTGGTAAGAATATATTTCTAAAAGAGTTGCGTTATATTTCCTGCAAGATTCTTCCCAAGCAGAAATCATAGTTTTGGGACATATAACAAATAAAGGAAGTTTTAAAGCTAATGATACTGCAATAGCTATAATAGTTTTTCCTAAACCTGCTTTACTAAGATCTAACGCTCCAGATCTTTCTACAAGAATGTCAAGAATTTTCTTGAAATGAGGTTTTTGGTATTCTTTAAGTTCAAGCTTCATTTTTTATTGTTCAATTTTAGATTACATTAATTTGAAGTTATCTTTCTTTAATTATTTCAATGAAATAATTAATTTAATCTAAATTTGTGACTTTAAATGTTTTATAAATATACTCTTTATTTAGAATAGGAATTTCTTTATTTTGAATAATAACATCTGTATATTCATAAATATACTCCGACCAATTAGAATCTTTTGGATTATAAATTTTTTGTAATTTTTTTATTTCTTTTTCCTCTTCACTCAAGTCATTTTTTTCTCCTTTTTCTCTCTCCTGGAAAATATCAAGAGCTTCATCTACAGAATCTACATCTCTTTCTACAACAAAATAACCATCATAATTTTCACCATTAATAAATGAACGAATAATAGGTATACCAAATTTTTTTTCCAAAAATTTAGCATCATCATCACTAATTAATTCTATATCTTGAACATTAAGAAATAGGACCATATCAAAGTACGGAATCTCCTTGTGTTTACGTTTAATAACAAATTTATCCTTTTCAAAATCAACCTTTAAATATGCTTCAAATACTTCATCTTTATAACCGTAAACCTCAGTAAAATAATAAACTTTATAAGCCATTTTTAAAAAAAATTGATTGAAATGTAACTTTTTTTATTTTGATTAAAAAAATTGATTTTTAGATCAATTTGAAAAATATTAATATGTTTAAAATATATTATTTTCCATTGGTACTTTTTATATTTTCTTATATTTTTTATAATTCTGGAATTTACTTTGAGAAAAAATCTATAAAATCTTTAAAAGTTACAACATATAAATTTTTTAAAAATAAAAACGATTTTCTGTATACTACAATCAATACATATGAAAATCATAATATGACCTTTAACGATTCATTCGTAGGTCAAAAAGATTTTTATTTTTTAAATAATTTTACTTTAAGCGAATATAAAATATTTATTATTATTGATAATTTTATAGATAATATTGCTACAAATTTTTTTATTCAAAAAAATTCTTATATAATTATCGATAAACATTATTTTATTTATAATATTTTAGATAACGATTCTACTTTATTTCCTTTCTGTGAAAAAAGAATAATAAATTTAAAAAATAATGATATTAATCAAATAAAATTAAAAATGAATCATAAATCTTACTTTTAATAAAAATTTTTGGTAAAGTATCATACAATTCGCTAAAAAATGAAAATTAAAAAAATAATTTATCATACTTCAATCTTTATTATTAGTACTGTACTTGGTACTTTCTGTGGAATAAAACTTGGAGAAAAAGTTTGTGCATTTTTATTAAAAAATACGCTAGATGCTGTTCTTATGAATTGTAGTAATGTACAAATGTTTTTTGATAAAATCTCCGGCAAATAAAACACATTAAAAAATAATTTTATTCATTCCAATTTTAAAAAATTAAGATTTTATTATTTTTCATTTATATTTTAAAAAAAATATAAATTAATATAACTAATTTTTAAAAATGATTCATAAACTTTATTTTAATAAGAATTATTGATTAAAGTACAAAATAATTTAAAATGAGTTTTAGAGTTTTTTCCATTCATGCTACTGTATTCATTATTGGTTCAGGACTTGGTATCTTGTGTGGGTGCCGATTATGGGAAAATTTTTTCGCCAATTTTAATCAAAATTTATTTAACGAACTCCCTATTCAAATGCAATATTTAGTGTTAAGGTTTAATCATTTATTTTAAAAATAATTTTGATTAAAAATCTTTATATATTCATATTTTTTATGAAAAATCTCTTATATTAGAATCAAAATAAAATGTCTTACCATAAAACATTTTTGTATGGATTTTCAGGCTCTTTTTTTTTTACTTTAGGTATCTTTGTAGGAATAGGTCTTACTTCTTCCTATTTTTTTGGAATTAGTCTAATCTTGTTTGATAATTTTCTAAACAATTTTAAAATAACCAATTTTTAATATTATATTTTCGTTTTAACACATCAAAAAATAAAAAAAAAATACATTTACTTTCATTTATATTTTCATATTGATAAAAAATCTTTACCTAATAATTAATTATATAGTTAAGTAAACATCAAATACTTGTTAAAATGTCTTACACTGAAACATTCCTTTTAGGATTTTCGGGTTTTTTCATTTTTACTTCGGGATTTTATTTAGGGACTATGTTCTCAATTGAATTTACTGTGAAATCAACTGAAATAGTTTTTAATTCTTTAGTGGATTCTGGTGAATTACAATTAAATAACCAGTAAAATGTTAAATTATTGCTTTCGTTTATATTTTTAAAAAATATAAACTGATAAAAAATCAAGTAAACAATGATGTAATGGTTTATACTGAAACATTCATTTTAGGATTTTCATGTTTTATGTTAACTTTTGGGAATCTATAAATTTTTTTATATACCACAATTAACATAAACCAAAATCACAAGACAATCTTCAATGATTTACAATATTTCTATTTTCATCATTGGTTAAACAATTGGTATCTTCTACAAAATAAGACGCAGAAAAAATTTTTGTATTGTTGTTTGAAAATACTTTGAACATTTAAATGTTATAATGAATCAATATTTTTTTAAAATAAATTATATACAACTGATTATTAAATTTGATTCATAAATCTTATTTTAAGAAAAATTAAATGAAACACAAAATAACCCTAATATGAATTTTCAAGACTTTTCCCTTGATACTACTGCATCAATCATTTGTTCAGTTTTCCTTCATATTACTGTATTCATCATTGGTTCAGTGATAGGTATTTGCTGTGTCTTCAAAATATGCAATGCTTGTTTTTCTAGTTATTTTAAAGATTTATTTAAGAAATTTCCTATTCAAATGCAAGAAACAATCTCAAGATCTGTTAAAGAATGTGATATACGCAATTACAAGTAATGGATTTTCAGTCTCTTTTATTTTTTTAGATATTAAGAATAAGTATACACTTTCCTATTTTTTGAAATAATCACTTTTTAATTATTATTTTCATATAAACATATTAAAAATAATAATTAAAATTGATTAATAATCTTTATCTAATGATTATTTTATAGATAAATAAACATCAAGTATTTAATAAAATGACTTTCATTGAAACATTCATTCTAGGATTTTCATGTTTTTTCATTTTTACTTCAGGAATTTTATTAGGAATAATGATCGGAGGTGGATTCATCACTTTGGTGGCTAGGGTAGTTGTTGATTCTTTGATAAATTCTGGAGAATTGAAATTAAATAAATAATAAAATTTTTAAGAAGGATAATTTTAAATCATTACTTTCGTTTTAAAAAAATAAAAAAATAAAAAAATTATATGTATTTTCATTTATATTTTTAAAAAATATAAATTTAATTTATCAGTAGTGATAAAATATTTGAAATTGATAAAAAATCTTTATTTACTAATTAATTTCATAGATAAGTAAAGATCAAGTACACGTTAAAATGTCTTACGCTAAAACATTCATTTTAGGATTTTCAGGTTTTTTCATTTTTACTTGTGGAATTTTTTTAGGAAGAATATGTGGAACTATATTGACAACGGAAAGAGGTAAAATAATTTTCAACTCTTTGATAAATTCAGGAGAATTGCGATTGAATCAACGGTATTTTGAAGCAGCATAAATTTATGCTTTCATTTATATTTTTTTAAAATATAAATTTTTATTTTAGAATTTAGCATATCCAGGAAATCTTGGAAAAGGAATTACGTCACGGATATTTTCAATTCCTGTAACAAACATTACGAGTCTTTCAAAACCTAAACCAAACCCTGAATGAATTACAGTTCCAAATCTCCTAAGATCCAGATAACTTTCATATTGTTTAGCTTCCAAACCATGACTTTTAATCAAATCTTCAAGAACATTCAAGTTCTCTTCTCTTTGAGAACCTCCAATAATTTCACCAATTCTTGGAACCAGAATGTCCATTGCTGCTACCGTTTTACCATCGGGATTTAACTTCATGTAAAAAGATTTAATTTCCTTTGGGTAATTATAAACGATAATAGGTTGTTTATAGATTTGTTCTGTAAGATATCTTTCATGTTCCGTAGTAAGATCAATACCCCAGTAAGGCGTTTCCTTGAAAGTTGTTCCAGAATTTAGAAGATCTTCAACAGCTTGAGTATATGAAACTCTTTTGAAAGGACTTTTAAGAACGGTTGTTAAACGATCGATAAGACCTTTTTCATATTGACTTTCAAGAAATTCTAGATCATCTTTACATTTTTGGAGAACATAATCAAGGCAAAACTTAAGATATCCTTCAGCAATTTCCATATTTCCTGGAAGATCTACGAAAGCCATTTCAGGTTCAATCATCCAAAATTCAGCAAGATGTTTTGTAGTGTGAGAATTTTCAGCTCTAAATGTAGGACCAAAAGTATAAATATTTCCTAAAGCACATGCATAGTTTTCACCGTTAAGTTGCCCTGAAACTGTGAGATAAGATGGTTCTCCAAAGAAATCTTTAGAATAGTCAATATTTCCAGATTCTGTTACAGGAATTTCACTTACAGATTTTCCTAGGAGTGAAGTAACAGAAAACATTTCTCCAGCACCTTCACAATCAGAAGCTGTAATTATAGGTGTGTGAACATACATAAAATCTTTTGATTGGAAAAAGGTATGTGTAGCAAAAGAAAGAGCATTTCTAATTCTTGCTACTGAACTGATAGTTTTAGTTCTAGGTCTCAAATGAGAATGATCTCTAAGATATTCCAAAGTATGATTTTTCTTAGCAAGTGGATATTCAGAAACATCACAAGTTCCTAATAGGGTAACATGTGAAGCATGAAGTTCAATGGTTTGTTTCCCAGAACAACTTTTAAGAGAACCCAAAACAGAAAGTGAAGCTCCTGTTCCAGATTTTGGAATTTTAGAAAAACCTTCAACATTGGAATCTACAATAATTTGTAGATTTTTAATTGTTGAACCGTCATTAAGTTCAACGAAACAAAATTTATTGTTACCTTGAACTCTTACAGATTTAATCCATCCAGAAACAAGATAAGTATTATCAGATTCAGTGAATGTTAAAATATCTTTAATAGTAGTTCTTTGAACATTATTATTATTATTATTATTATTATTGATGTTCAAAGTTTTCATCATTTGAATCGTTTGTTCATCAATAACTTTGTTGGATTTCATTTTAGTTTTTATTAAATTATATGATTTTTTATAAAACTATTAAAAAATTTTTTTTGCGATCAATTTTAAAAATACGAAAAAAATTAAATAAAAAAATCAATAGATATTAATTATAGTAAATTTTACTATAAAAGTAAATTATGGAATTAAATACAAATTATTTAATGAATTCTGATCCAGAAATTTTTAATTTGATAAAATCTGAAACGGTTAGACAAGAATCATGTATAGAATTAATAGCGTCTGAAAATTTTGTGAGTAAATCTGTTCTTGAAGCTCAGGGATCTGTTTTAACTAATAAATATGCTGAAGGTTATCCTGGTAAAAGATATTATTGTGGTTGTAACGAAATAGATTTTGTAGAATCATTGGCAATTGAAAGAGCTAAAACAATATTTAAATGTTTGTTTGTAAATGTACAACCTCACTCTGGATCACAAGCGAATCAAGCTGTATATCTTTCATTATTAAAACCTGGAGATACAATTCTTGGTATGTCTTTAAATAGTGGAGGACATCTTACACATGGTGCTTCTCCTAATATTTCTGGTAAATGGTTCAATTGCAAAACTTATGATGTAGATAAAAATACTTATCTTATTGATTATGATAATCTCGAAAAATTGGCTATAACATGTAAACCTAAATTAATTATTGCTGGATTTTCATGTTATTCAAGATCTTTAAATTTTAAAAGATTTAGAGAAATTGCTGATTTAGTAAATGCTTATTTAATGGTTGATATAGCACATATTGCAGGTCTTATTGTTACTGGACATCATGAAAGTCCATTCCCATATGCTCATGTAGTAACTTCTACTACACATAAAACTTTGAGAGGTCCTAGAGGAGGAATTATAATGAGTAATGATCAAGAAATTATTAAGAAAATAAATAGTAGTATTTTTCCAGGATTACAAGGAGGACCTTTAATGCATGTAATTGCTGCCAAAGCGGTAGCTTTCAAGGAAGCTTCTACAGAAAATTTTAAAAATTATATATCACAGGTAATTAAGAATGCAAAAATACTTGGTCAAACTCTTAAAAAAAGAGGGTATGATATTTTAACAGATGGTACAGATAATCATATTATTATTCTTGATCTTAGAAAATATTCTATTACTGGTAAATTAGCAGCAGAAACTTTGGATAAAGCTGGTATTACGACTAACAAAAATAGTATTCCTTTTGATACACTTGGACCATTTATTACTTCAGGAATAAGATTAGGAACAGCAGCATGTACTACTAGAGGATTTCTTGAAAAAGAATTTGAAATAGTAGGAAATTACATTGCAGATATTCTTGATGTATTACAAACTGGATCTTTAATATCAATTTCTGAAAAAATAAAAGTTATATCTGATAAAAGTAAACAATTAACTTTAAAATTTCCTATTTATTTTTAAATTTGAATAGAAAATTCATATTTTATTTTTAAAAAAAGAATGTCTAAAAAACCTAATAAATTAATTGATCCTCCTCAAGAATGTTATGAAGATGATCTTAAATGGGCTCAGTATTTTGGATTTCAAACAAAGGAATCACGAAATTATTTTGATGATATAAATCCTCCATTGAATATGTTTTACCAAAATATTGGTAAAAATTTATTACAAGATTTAGATAAAGAAATTGATGATAAAAGAAGATATAAATGTTTTTATTTTGATAATTTTGAAATAAAATTTATTACAATTTTTAATAGATATGTTTCAGGAAATTACATTAATAAAATAGAGAATTGTATTTGCAAAGAAGAAATTTTTAATAAATATATTAAAAAAGATTCTGTTAAAAACAAATTTTTAAATTTCCTCGATAACGAAGATAACACATATAAATATCTTTTTAAAAAATCTGAAATTACATTCGAACAATTATTTCTTATATGTTATTCATATTTGAAATTAAGTAATGATAAAAAATATGTTTGTGAATATATAATTAAAATTATCGAAGATAAAAATAATAAATATGATTTTTTTGGTGCAGTTTTAGATAAAGTAATTATAGATAATTATCTACAAAATTAATTTGATTAAAAATAATTATATTAATTATTTTTAATAGGTATCTATAATTAATGGATATTAAAATTAAATTAGAAAAAAAATCTTATGAAAATAATAAAAAAGAAATTTTTTCAGAAAAGCAAATTATTGTATTAGATGTATTAGAATATGAATGGGAAAAGAAATTAGATAAAATATTACCATTCTATTATAATAATATTGAAGATAAAAAATATTGTTTGATAATAGATTTGAAGACTAATTGTACACTTAGTAATAATACTAGGATTATCAATTTTATAAAAAAAATAAGTAAAATGAATAAAAATTTGTCAACATCTAGTTTTGTAAATAAACTTGTATTGACAAATGTTACTAATTATAAATTTAATATTATTAAAAAAAGTCTTGAAAAATTTTATGTAAATACATTATCTTGTAAAATTATTTTTAAATTATGCCAAAATATTTCTTTTGAAATAAAAAATAAAAAAACTAAATTTGAACAAAATCTATATAAATTATCTTTTAATATTCCTGAAAAAATAAATGTTTTAAAAGAATTTTCTTTTGGGGAAAATCCCATTTCAGATGTTAGTAAAGTAATATTTTTTAATGAACAATTTATAAATTTTGAAAATTTAAAATTTAAATGGATTTCTTATGGAGAAACTTGGCCACCCTTAGGTATTACTAATAAAAATCAAATTCAAAAGATTAATAGTGAAATTACAGAAGAAGCTATTACTGAAGAAACTATTGTAGTTAAAATAGAATATTTAGAATATTTAGATCAACTAAAATCTGTTTGTAAAAATAAAAATGTTAAATGTATTATTTTTGACAGAACGATTACAATATCTTCTTCTCAATTAATTAAGATTTTTAAGAAATTTTTAAAAGAGGATAAAATAAAATTTATTGATGTTAAAAATATTCATTATGGAGAAGATTGGGGAAGCATGCTATTGAGGTATAAATTAAAATGGATGAAAAAAGAAGATTTTTGTAAAAATTTCATCGTTTATGATAGACATGACATAAATAAAAAATTCAAACCTCCCCCAACAGAAAGATCCCATAGAATATATTGGACTTTAGAAGATTATTTGATAGAAGTTAAAAATAATGTTTTGTTTGATAAAATTTATCAAATAATCACAGAATAAAGTTTAATTAGTATATAATTTATATACTAAATTTAATTATTTTCATTAAGCAATATTGATGGTGTGTTTAATATAATATTTCTATGATTTTTATTTTTTGCTGTTTTTTTGAAAAGTTCTAGGATTTCCCCCGGGATAATCCTTCTATTGATATTTGTCAAAAGTTCGATATTAATTACTTCATTTTTATTTAAAATTTTTATTATAAGAATTTCAATACTTTTTTTGACATATTTAATATTATTAATATCTAATTTTGTTGAATTATTTGAAAAATATTTTTTAATAAGTTCTATTACTAAAAATTTTGTAAAATTAATGTCTAATATATAATTATTTTTTGAAAGTATGTATGTAAAAAATAAATCTTCTGAAATATATTTTTCTATCTCACATTTTGTAAAAGAATTCGAACAGTGTAATTTAGTTCCATTCGCCATAGAATTAAAATTTATATTTAAATGATGTGCAAGATCATCTTTTATATGTGTTATAGAATTAAAATCTGTATTTGAAAGTAAAAAAAGAGAATGATAATTTCCTACTGAAAATTCTTCTAATTTTTCAGAATTAGTAATTTTATTATTCTCATCCTTAATTATAGAATCAATGGAACCATTATTGTAATTATTTTTCCCTTTATCCGAAATAACATTATGTGTTTCACATTGGTATAGTATTATTTTCAATATAATTTTAAGTTTATTCTTACAATTATAACATATTAAAGGTACTGTAGTTGTCAAAGGACTCAAATACCATATACTTTTATTACATATTTTTCCTAAGGATGTTGAATTTGTTTCTGTAAAAAAATCATTGAATTTTTTAATAAAAGTCAAAATCCAAAAATAAAATTCTTTACTGTTATTTTCTAAAATAGGTGTTGGTATCTCAAATATTTTTTCTTTATTTTCTTCTAGATGTTCATTTTCATAATTCATTTTTAGAATTTTATCAAATTATAATAATGGTTTTTCAGAACAATATCTTTCAATTATAATCATTGAAATAAATCTTAAAGTAGAATCATAATCGTAAGAACTTACAACATTGTAATATATTGAAAGTCTTTTGAAGAAAAGATTTTTAAGATGTTTTGAAAGAAGGTTATGATTTTTAACAAAAAAGATCCTGTATAAAGGATTTTCTAAGATATAATCAACCAAATTACAAAAGGTAATATTCGTACACTCACTTTCATCAAAAAGAATTTCATAACTCGTAAATTCAAGACATTTTTTAAAAAAAATATTTCTAGAGTGTTCTATAGTATTTCTATCAAAATTATTTTCAATTTTTGTTAAAAAATCAATATGTAATTTATTAGAATGTGATGATATATTTTTTATTTTATTTGCTTCAATAGTTTTTGAAATTACACTAGTAAGAATTTTATCAAGATTATTTTTACATACATTACAAATATTTTTGGAATCAAAAATATTGAAAAAATTTAATATATTATTTACAGACTTTTTGAACGAACTTTTATTATTTATAAAATTTTGTTCATGTATCTTTTCCCTAACCATATTATTCCAGGTATTAATTAATATATCATTATTATTTTGAATATTTATCATTTCTTCAAAAGAATTCATTTATTTTTTTATAAACATACTACATCAATTTTAATACTATTAATAATAATATCTGAATTATTTTTATCTGATAAAAATACTCTGGATTTAATTGTATTACTACTATTAACATTGATAATAAAATCAAAATTAAAAATATTATTTTTAGAAGCTGGAATAATATTTGTATTTTTTGACCCTAAGATTTCATTTTCAGAAAATAATTGAAAAATTAACATAGAATTATCATCTAGGAGATCATAATCACAATTAATTTCTAAAATTACATTAAATAACATTCTAGAATCAAATATTATATCTTTTGATAAAAAAATTTCTTCATTAACAACATTTAACAAATTTGTTTCAGAAATTTCATTAAAATTTATTACTGTCCAAATTTTATTATAAATTTTTGTATTAATATAATAACTCAGTGAAATTCTATTTCCATTATTACTTTCAGTAAATTGTTCAGATTTTAAATTTCTCAAAGAATCTGGAGAAACTGTAAAATTTGGTTCTCCGTCAAACATAAATTGACCATCCGTAGACGAAAAATTCTTAGCTATCACCATAGAATTTCCAAAATTAGCTCCTCCATTAAAATTTATCATTTCAGTAAATGTAGGATTACCACTTATATTTTCAACTGTCAAAGTTCCTGTAATAACTACATTACCATTCAATGTTATAGGTTCTGAAAGATTATAAGGTTTAATACAATCAGAATTCAAACATCCACAACATACTGAAAGATTCTTACAAAAAGTTCCTGATTTAGCAGTAAGAGAACAAGGTGTAAAAACTTCATCATTCAATACTATAGGTCTTTTTTTATAAATACTTTTTATATTTCCTACATATGTTTTTTCTTTAGGTGAAACCGGACAAGACATTTTATTTTTTCATATAATTATCTAAATTATATTTAATACAAAGCTGTGTAACTAAGAATTATATTTCCAGTAGTAGTAGATGTTCTTCTAAAAACTACATTCAACAAAGTTTCTGTAGTAGGAAACGAAGTTACTAAAGTTGTAGTAGTGTAAATTGAAGATGTAGTAACAGAAGGAACAGATATAACCATATAATTTATAGTATTTGCTGAATTCATAATAGCAATTTCACCTGTTACACCCGTCGAACAGGAAGCTACTGCACAAAATTTAGTAGGTGTTTTAACATTTGTTCCAGGGAAATAGAATGATGTAACTAAAGCATTTGTTGTAACGCTTGCAGTGATATTAGCTACTGTATTACTTTGTCTATGAGCTGAACTATATATAAGACCTATTGCATCTATACCTTGAGATCCGGTAGGTCCTGTCGGTCCTGTAACACCTTGAGATCCAGTACTTCCAGTATTCCCTGTCGGTCCTGTAACACCAGTACTTCCAATATTCCCAGTAGGTCCTGTCGGTCCTGTAACACCTTGAGATCCAGTACTTCCAGTATTCCCAGTAGGTCCTGTCGGTCCTGTAACACCTTGAGATCCAGTACTTCCAGTATTCCCAGTAGGTCCTGTCGGACCTGTAACACCTTGAGATCCAGTAGGTCCTGTCGGTCCTGTCGGTCCTGTCGGTCCTAGAACACCATTTCCTGATGTTTTAATCCAGTTAGCTCTTCCTTTACTAGCATCTATACACATATAATAATCGTTATTGCGGGAATCATAAAAAATAGAACCTACGTTGTATCCACAGTATTTATCATAAATATTAGTTGGGATACTTCCATCGATACTAGTTGTATTTCTTACAGGTTGTGAAATAATATTGTTAAAATTTATATCTGAACCACAGAAAGATTCTAAGAAAGAATTGAAATAAAAAATATTTATCATGTAAGATTGATATTCAGTTAAAGGTTGTCCGAAACTAAAAATTATAGAATCTTTATTTATGGTGTATGATTTATATTCTGATGAAACAAAATCTATATCATATTCTAACCTTTCAGACATAGTTTTTGCAGATTCATCAATATTTGGTGTTGTATCTAATATTGAAAAATTAACTTCTGACATTTTATTAGAAAGTAATAATAAAATTTACATACAAGAACCTTTTGAAATAATATAGAATGAATCTCTTCCTGCTACTATTATAGTATCGTCTTCTATAATAATGTTAGGATTTCCGAATTTCATTTGCTGTGAAAATTCTGGATCAGCATTAGTTATAAATAGAGATTTTTTATGATCTTTACCTTCACCAACTATAGAAATAGAAATATTAGATTTCTTTCTTTCAGAATTTTCTTTAATGTAAAAATTTGAAAAAGATAGTGGTGAATAAACACTTAGATAACGTGTTAATGGACTAGAAAATTCAAAATCGCCTTTCATTATAATTTTCATATCGTTAATGTATGAAAAATTGTTATTATTAATATTATCATAAAATTTTGCTGAGCTTGAAGTAACTTTATCATCCGTTTTAAGATACATAAAAGAAACAAGATCATCGCCTTCAATAGTAGCATCTTCGGAAACACGTTCATAAACATAGTTATTTGAAACTATTGGTGTATAAATATAATCATCTATTCCTGTAATTAATAGAATTCCGTTATCGTTAACATCAATAGATTTTATTTTAATTTCATCAACTTCTTTGTTAATGTTGTTATAATATTGAATTCCTGAAAGAGAATTATAAGGAATTAAATCGTATGGTATTAATTCTTCTGAATGTTTTGAAGTTTCTATAGAAAAGATTTTTGAAGTACCTTCAGAATTTCTCAGTAAGAAATATGTGAAAAAACCATTTGAAGCAATATCATAAAGTATATATTTTTCACCGTCTACTTTTATTGAAGTTCCCTTAAAAATTTGTTTTATTTCAGGATTTTCTAAAAGTTTAACTTGGAATAATCCTTTTGATGTAAGAAGTAATAAACTTTCTTGAAGATTTAAATCTTCAATAAGAATTGCTTTCTTTATATTTCCTATATCTAAATTTCCTGAAAGGGGAATTGAATTTACTGAAAAATTTGAAGATCCTATAAATCTAGAACCAAATGAAAGTTTTGAAATTCCTAAAGAATTTTTATTGCAAACACCCGAAACACATATTTCATTATTATTACATGGAAGATTTGACGTATTTAAGCATTCATCTTCTTCTTTATTTTCTTCAAGGCCTAGAATACATGAAACTTCATTAAATTTATTATGAGAATAACTGAAATCGCATATGCAAGAATTGTTTCCTTTACATGGGGTTCCTAAATCTATATTAAGACATGAAAGTCCTGTAGAACAGTAATAACTTTGATTATCACAATTATCATAAAATCCTTTATCACCTTTACATATTCCGTTAGGATTACAAATTAATCCATCTTTACATTTTAAACGACCTTCTGATGAAGTATAACATTTTTGATTGTAATTTCCTAAATTTTCATGAATGCATATACCTTCAATGCATGAATTAGAAGCACAATCTTTATTATTTTTACATATTTCATTGTTATTTAATTTACAACTTCCTGAAAAACATACTTGATTTTCATTACAATCATTATCAGAATTACATGTGTGATTACTAAATATTAATCTTGAAGTTAATGAACTTGAATTAGTATTATCATTAGTGCTATTTACAGCTAATACTATTATCAAAATTAAGATAACTATAAATAATAGTATTAAAATTCCATAAAAGATGTATCTACCATGATGGTGGTTGAAAAAGTTTTTAACTTTGTCGGTAACATGATCTATCATTGTTTTTATCCATGTAAAAAGATTCTTTTCATATCTAAAATATTATTAAGATTTATTTTTTTGATTAAAACTAACATAATGCCTCTTTATGATAATATCAATTCAAATATACCAGAAAAACCAATAACAGATAAAGTTTTAATTTTAGACTTGGATAATACACTCATTTATAGTTATGAATCTTTGAAATCTTATATTAATTTTAAAGCTATAAGTACTTCTAAAATTACTGATATTAAAGATAGACTTTACAAATTCGAATATGATGAAAAAGAAGCAAAAATTAAAGTATGGGGTACTAAGAGACCCGCTCTGAAACCCTTTATCTATTTTTGTTTTTGTTATTTTAGAAAAGTGTGTGTATGGAGTGCTGGAACAAAAGATTATGTAGATTATATCGTACGGGAAATTTTTAAAGATTTTAGAATGCCTGATGTTGTATGGTCTAGAGAAAAATGTAAGATATATTCTGTTTTTGAAGAAATAAAACATGATGATGGAACTTATGAAAAAGTAGAGATAAAAAATACTGAAAAAATTCTTCAGGAATTTTGTGATGCTTATCCAGATGTAAAAATAGAAAAATTGTTTATTATAGATGATAATAAAAAAACTTTTGTACATAATCCAGGAAATGCAATTAATATTCCTGAATATAAACCGAGAGCTGATAAAGAATCTCTTAGTAGATCTGATCCAAGTTTACAGCAAATAGCAAGTTGGTTATTACAATCTCATGTAATAAATTCTGAAGATGTTCGATTATTAGATAAATCAACAATTTTCACTACTGATTTAATCACTTATAATAATTTAATTTAGCAATTTTTATTAAAAATTATTGGAAGATTATCTTTATAATTTTCAAAAATAAATTGTGATTTATCTATATTTCTTTTTGAAACAGATACAATTGATATCTGATTACAATCTTTGAAAAGTATTTTATTATAGAATTCTCTGTAAGGAATAAATGAATTAAAATCAAAAAATATAATATTAGTTTTTACAGTAAAAGAATCTATATCGTAGTAGATAACTGTTTTTTCATAAAACTGTGAAAATTCTTTTACAAAAAATTTTGAAATGGTATTTACTGAAAATATAATTTCAGATTTAAATGAAATACTTGAATCGAAATCTAAAAAAATATTCACATTTGAAATTACAATATCAAGATTTATAAAAATTTCTTGATCATAAAAATTATATATTTTCACATTTATTTTTTCTCTAAGATTTATCTGATCTTCCATAAATCTAAATTCCAGTATATTAATATTCATAGAATTATTTTGTAAATTTTTTATTGATGATGTGTCGATAAAAAATTTTGATTCTGATATTTTTGGAAGATATACAGTACAAACATTGTAAAATATATCATCATTAAAAGGAATTTTACAAAATTTTATTTTTAATGGTTTAAATTCATGAAATATTAATAAATTCTCATCTTCCATTTTTTAAAATGTAATATTTAATATTACATAGTTAGTATATATTTTCTTCAAGAATAAAACCTTGAAAGATATTTTTCATAATGTACGGGAAGATAATTATTAGATTTTAATGGTACCCTTTCGATAGGTAAATTATCTCTTCCGTAAAGATCTTTATTATTATTAATACGTTCTTCAATAATTGAAATATCAGTATAATTACTATTATTATATTCTTGGTGAGAAAAATTTTCAATTTTATTTTTAATAAAATTAGCATCACCGAAATACGATAAATGCCATCCACCATTTCCAATTGTAGAAAATGCTTGACCCATCCTTATAGAATCACATGTTCTATTTAATCTCTTGAACATTTCATATGAAATTATTTTAACATGATACCAATTATAATTAAATTTTGTATTAAGGTTGTAGTAATACATGTCCATCATTAATATATTATATGAAACTTGAATATGATTGTTATGGATTGCTTGAAGTGTATTTGGATCTGGTATCTCGTCCACATCACTTATAATGATCAGATCAGAATTATTTAAATTTTTAATATACTTAAATCCTCTTGTTATTGAATTTCGTTGAAATCTTTCATTTTCCCATTGTTCTCCGGTATTTGTATTAATATTTGTAAGATAAGGCATATCATCAACAATAATATGAATAATCTTTGAATTAAATTTTTCGAATAAATGTTTATTTTCAAGATAGTATAAACATTTTTCTTTTCCCATGAAAGTATGTGTAGCTTCTACTAAAATAAAATAATCTACAATATCATTCAATAAATTAAGTCTATAATTTAAAAGTTCTAATTCGTTATAAAATGTAAAACAATCGATAATTCTTACACTCATTTTAAACTTGTAAAGGTTAGTATTTTGATATTTTTGAACTAAATTTCTTTATATGTTTAATTTTTAAAAAGTATATCTCCAAAAATATTTCTGTAAATAAAAGATTTTAAAATATTATTTTCATAAAAAGATTCTATCATGGGAACTGTATTTTGATAAAATACAATGAAATAACCATGAAGTTTTCCATCTACTAAATTCATTTCAATTTTAGTTCTGCCATCATTGTAAGTTTCTATATATTTTCCATTATCATTCGTAATTATAAGTTTACCTACATTTGGATTTTTTTTATCAGAAGAATCGTAAAGTATTTTCTCGTAATGAATTCCTGAAATAAATTTCATTTCAAATGTAAAACTCATAGTTGAATCAATAATTGAAGAAATTTTTTCTTGATCGAATATAATTGTGGTTTTTGGTTTATGATCTTTATTATTGGGAAATATTAATAATTTTGTTATACTACCATTTGAATATAAAGCTTCGGTATTAACATTTCCATTATTATAATATGAAATGTAATTTCCATTAATTTTACCTCCTAAAATTTTATAAGTTTCATACACAGAATCATTTTCATGTTTTGTAACAATGTCTTGATTTATAAGATTACCAGAATCATAAATTACCTTTCTCATAATTTTTCCGTTTAAATAATATTCGATGTATTCACCATCAAGTTCACCTAAAAAATAATTTTTGACTTCAATTGTCTTACCGTTTTTTATTTTAGTAAACTTTCCATGATATTTATCAATATCTGTTATTATAGAATATGATATTTTAACATTTTTCTGATCTTTTAAATCTTTACTTCTAGTCACTAATAACTTTGAATTCTGAAGTTTTTCAGTGAGTAATACTTTATTACCATTAAGTTTATATTCATCAATAAATTTCTTTGACATTTTGTGTTATTATGATTTTAACTTTTGAATTTAAAATTAAATGGAGGCTATTAAAGCAAAATTTTATCTAAATTCATTCATTATGTTTCTAATTTTTCTGGTTGTTTTATGGTATCGTAATTTGAATTATGATAGAATATTCTCTCCTATATATTTTGTATTAATGATTTTTACAGGATATATGTTCGTTACAGAATTTTCAAATGGTTCTATTAATGAAAATTTAGTAAGGATTATACTTGATATAATTCCTCTACTTTTATCTGTAAGTATTTTAATTTATTTCAGTCCTTTTACTAGAAATATGAATTTTTACCCCATAGATTTTAATAGAATTGATTACTTTTATCAAAAATATTTTACGTTGATGATCATCAACATTTTCATCAATTTAATACTTTTTGTAACAGCTCTTATTATTGAAATTAAAGTTGGAGGTCTCAATTCCTACATCTTTTTTATATGTTTCTTAATGAACATCATAACCTTATATCAGATACAAGGAATTACCATACTAGAGTTCATAGGAATGTTGATGATTTTATTTTCTTCGTTTGCTTTGGAATTTATTGAAGATTTTTCTTGGTCTAATTACTGTTTTACACTTGTATATATTATTTTCTTTTTCATTGTATGGATTTCTGGATATCTAATTCCGTGGAATATCCCAGAAAATTGATACCATAACTTTTACGAGGAATTATAGATAGTTTGCCTCTATAAAAATAATTTTTAGGAAAAATCATAAAAATCAACACTTTTGACAAAAAATGATGAAATTTGTCAATTTTTTAAAAATTTTTGTTAAAATTTGTCAATTTTTGACAAAAATCATCAATTTTTGAAAATTTTTTGTCCCAAAAATCTTTTTCCAAAAATCATTTTGAAAATTAAAATTTCAAAATTTCAAAAATTTTTTTGAAAAAGTTCGAAAAAGTCAATTTTTTAAATTTTAAAAAAATTGATGAAATGATGATTTTTGTTAAAAATGTTGTAAAAAAATTGATGAAATGATGATTTTTGTTAAAAATGTTGTAAAAAAATTGATGAAATGATGATTTTTGTTAAAAATGTTGTAAAAAAAATTGATGAAATGATGATTTTTGTTAAAAATGTTGTAAAAAAATTGATGAAATGATGATTTTTGTTAAAAATGTTGTAAAAAAATTGATGAAATGTTTTAATAATTTTTATTAAAACGAAAATTTAAGAAGTATCCCAGTTAACACCAATATTAATGAGGGTTCCTACAGTAGCAAGATATAAATTTGGACTTATGCTTATATCTAAAATTACTGTGGACGAACCTATACTAAAAGAACTTGCAATAGGTAAGTTTGAATAATATGAATTGAAAAGAGTCACGTAAACACTTCTTACTGTTTTAACACTTACAATTGTAAGTGTTAATAAATTAGCATTAAAACTTACAAGAATGTCTTGAACTGAATATGCGTTATCAGTTGCATTTGCAATTCCCCATGAACCGTAAGTAGTAAGAGAAGTAGGAGTTGAATTTATAGTTGAAATATTATCATTAAATGTAGCAATGTGCATTGTAGAAGCTAGTAAAGGTCCTTCAGGTCCTCTTGGGCCTCGTTTTCCTTTAGGACCACATTCACCAGGTTCTCCTCTAGGTCCTTCTTTTCCTTCACAGCCTGGTTTTCCTCTTTTTCCTTCAGGACCTTGCTTTCCTCGAGGACCTTCAGGTCCTCTTGGTCCTGAAATCCCCGGAGTTCCTATTACGGAATATGTTAGGGAATTTATTTTTTCGTCTAGATGGGAGACAAATAAAGTTTTAAAATTTAAAAAACATAATCTACATATTTTCCAGTTACTTTGAGAAACTATTTGTACATCTACTTCATTTTCATTACATAATATACAATGACAATTAATAGTAAGGTTTTCTTCCATTTTTATCTTGAGTTATTTCTTAATTAAAAGAATTAAGAAAGTTTATTATAATTTTACCATTCTTCCCGTTTCTTCAAAGTATTCTCTAATAATATTGCATATATTTTTAACTGAAAAAAGTCCTATATTTTTAAAAACTACTTGAATAAACTTGTAATGATATTCTATTTTATAAGGATCCCAATCTATTACATCTTGATATTTTAATATAGGATTATTATCTAGAATAGCATCTATCATAATTTCTTTTGAAGGAATTTCAAAATTTATAAATTCAGGGAAGTGTGAAAAAATATCATAATTTAAATGATAAAGTAAATCTACAAGATCATTTTTATTCCAATTATGGCATGATTTTCCTCTATTTTCAAATCTTGCGTCTTTTTTAGATTTTGCGTCTTGATTTTCGACATTTTTAATTTTAAATAGAGTTCCTTGCTCGATACCATAAATTCCTAGTTTATCGTGTTCTTTCATACGTCTGTTAATATTTCGTTGAATAATTTTATTATAAACTTTAAATTCATTTTCATGAAGATTTCTCCATTTAGGATTTTCTTCTGAAGGTTTTATGATTCTTATAATTCCCTCTGCCTTTGAATATTTAGCGGCAGCTGAATATTGTGTTTGGGTATCTGAAACTGTTTTGAGAGTGTGAAGAATTATAGGTTCTCCTTCAATTTCCTGTAAAGATTCATCATAAGCATCTTTTAATTTTTTAATTTTTCGTTTAGCATCTTTCTTAATTTTTCGTCCTTGTTTAACTTTTTTATTTTTTCCTTTTTCGATATTTTCTGCAAGTTCTTCTGCCTGTTCAATTTCTTCAAAGATATATTCTTTGAAAGAATCTAAAATATGATCAATGTAAATAGAATTATTTCCTTTAATTAATTCCATAATACAATCTTCTAAAATTAATGATTTAATATTACTTGAATAAAGTTTTTGTTGTTTATCAAAATAAGTTATTTTATCTTTATCACTTTTCATAGAATCTATTAAAGATTTGTATTTGTTGTAAATGGAATTTTCTGATGATTGTTTTAGTATTTCAATAGAATTTTGTTTTATTCCTATAAGTCCATTAGAATAATAAGACATACAAAGATAATTATTTTTTTCTTGAATAAAATTTCTTGAAAGAAAGAAATAACCATTATCTTCACATATAAATGCTAGATAACCATATCTATCAAAAATTTTTATTTTTTGGGTTATCATTTTTTCCAAAGCATATATAATAATTGGTTCTCTGAAAGAAAGTCTTTTACGAAGATTAAAAAATGAAAAACAGTTATTGGTTTGAAATATTTTTGATATCTGAGAAATACAATCATCAATTTCATTTTGAGCGTAGATAATATCATATGAAGAATAATCTATTTTTTCTGGTTTTTCAGTAGAACATGGATAATCACATATATCATAATCGCATTCTGGACTATAATCTTTGTCGGTGATTCTTTTATTACGTTCTGTATGAAGATGACATCCTATAGCACATTGTTTCATGATTCTCATAATTTTTGAAATTTCAATATTTTTATTTTCGGCTACTTTGTACATGCTTATATCCTTAGAAATTATAATAGAATCTTTCCCAGAATCAATAATTTTTAATTCATCTGAAAGATTATAATTTTTAAGTTTTTCCGTTTTATTTTTCTTGAAATATGCAGCCATCATATAAATATTTGCAACTATATTTATATCTTCTAATTTTAGATTAGGATTTTTTTGAAGCATGTCAGCAATTATATGTTCGAAACCTGTAGCTCTTAAAAATCTTGAAATAATTTGGAAGATTGTAGAATGATTCCATTCGGGACCTAATAAAATTCCATTAGTAATATTTTTTAAATTGATTGCTTCTTTAATTTTTGGTGAAGCAATAATTACTTTAATATATTCACCTGTACGATTTTCATAACTATTCATAGTTTCTAAAATTGTTGCTAGCTGAGCATCTGAAGTATTACCATCTAAAATTGCATATCTCCATTTAGCTCCCTCAGAATGACTTTTAATTGAAGCTAGTGTTTTCTGTATTCCTTTTACTTCTCCTTCTTGTAATATTGATTCTTGAATTTTCTTTTCATGGCAAAATGTTTTGTGTCTGCCTATATCTTTATTTTTATTAAAAAAGATTGAATTAATTTCTGTAAATCTTTCAAATCCTAATGTTTCTAAACAAAGAGCAAAAGTTCTTATTCCTGAACCTCCATTAACGTATTTACAGTAAACAAAGAAATTTTCATTAATTTTATTTTTAATAATTTGCAGAGCATTATAAAATTTTATTCCTGATTTTTTGATATTCTCAGGAATACTCAAATATTTTTTAAATTCTGGAGTAGCTCTGAAAGTATCTCCTAGTTCTGAAATTATATAATGTGATTCACCTAAATTTCCTACTTTACCTACATCTTCATCAGTAATACTTTCAAGATTTTCTTCTAATTCAATATTTAAATTTACATCATTACCAATTTTTTTATTAAAAATATCCTCAGTATATTTTTTTTGTTCAATCTTTTGTTGTTCTGTAACATCTTTATTTCCCCACGACCCATCAGGATAAACAAAATTTGAAATTTGACTGTAAGTTGCCGCAAAAGATGAGTAATTTAATTTTAGAGCTTTCTCAAAAGTTTCCTTTTGAAAATCTGACATTTCACAACAGTAAAGTTTATAATGTTTAGTTCCTATTTGTGATTCTGTTAATTGATCATAATCATTAATTATATATTTTATTTCAGCATTACTTATAGAACTTCTTATAAATGAAACTCTTCCTCTAAAATACTGTTCAAGATCTTCAAGTTTTGAGTTAGAACCAAGGTAAATATTTTTAGGAATTTGATTTTCAATTGGTAATATAAGATTCATAATTTTTATTATTTCATAAGGTTCATTAATCATGGGTGTTCCAGTGGTAAGAAATATTTTAATTCGTTTGGCATAATGAAAAAGTTCCCATAATCTCTGATAAATACTTTCCAACTGTTTTACTTTATCTTTTGTTGAATTTGAGAGTTCTATAGAAGGATTGATATTATGAGCTTCATCGATCCAAAAAATATAATCAGAAAATATATTTTCAACTCTTTCAGGAATTAATTCAGAATTAGGATCATTAGAATTATAAGAAAAACGCCTCATAAGATCTTTCCATAATGAATCTTGTGTTTTAAATTGGTAAAATTTACTTATATCCGAAATTATAAGTTTTTCTTGTCTTTCTTTCTTTTCAAATTCATACTTTGGGATATCCCAAGTTCCTTTTTTCGTACAATCACATATTAACTGACTCTGAAGCTGTTTTAACTGAGCTTCATTTTTACATATTACTATACAACCCTTGTAATGAGAATTTTTCCAATTTGATTCTTTGCCTTCTTTGAAAAGAATTGCTTGATTTCTTGCATATTCAGTAAATTGAAATACTTGACATGATTTACCAGAACCAGGTTCATCAATGATAACTAAATTTTCGAATTGTTTAGCATGTGTAAAAACAAAATTTTGATGATTATAATATTCTCCTCTATTAGGTCTTGGTTCACCTATTTTTGAAGAATATTTTATCATTTCATTCTTTGAAGAAATAATTTTTTGAAAATCTGGTTCTGAAAGTTCTGGATAATATGGTAAAAGATCAGCTAATTCTACTTGTTCTATCTCTTCACTTTGTATATCCAAAATTCCTAATGATTCATCATAACTCAACTGTTTTTCATACTGAAATCTTTCAGAAGTTGTAAGACTTTTAGTACTATCTTTATCATGATTTAATGATGTAGTACCTTTTTTGCTTGAAATACCAGAAATTTTTGAGAAAACTGTCTTGTTATTTACAACATTTAAATTTTCTTTAAAAGATTTATTAGTGCTCTTTGAATAAGGTTTTTTAGAAATTTTTTTATATAGTGAATTGCTAGTTGTATTTAACTTCATTATGTTTTTAATTGTTTTTGGTAAAATTAAAATGAAACAATTAAAACATCCATTAGTATTAATCATTGATGAAGATAAAAATCAAAATTCTATTCAAGAATTTTCTAAATATTTTTCTGAAAAACATTTTGAAATTCAAAATCTTGTATTAGATACCATACCAAATTTCGATGAAAATCTTTTTTTATCACACGACGATTTAATTGAAATTTATAAATTTAAAAAAATTTCAAAAATTTTAAATTTAAATACAGATCGTTATTGTATCGTTATAAAATCCAATATGATGAGTTTTCTTTCACAGGAAATTCTTTTACAAATGATTAAAGATTCCCAAGAAGTTAACGCTGAAATGATTTTTTTCCATAAATTTTCGGATATTATGACACAATACCAAAATACTCCATATCCATATATTAAATATACTATATCACCAAATTCACTAAACGCATTTATGGTAAGTCCTTATAGTATAACAAAAATTTTAGAAAGTATTAAAATAGATAAACCTATTTCTGTAGCCATTAATGAAGCACTTAGAAAAGGATCTTTCAAAGGAATTACATTTATTCCAAATATTTTTGATCTTAATATTAACAAACTTACAGATGCCAATCAACTTAAAAATTACAATCAATTTTTAATTTCAGAATCCACAAATGAAAATTCTGAAATTATTTTCTATACATTTCTAGGAATTATCCTAGCTTTAATTCTTTTCATGATCCTTTACTGTATCGTAGATTTTTTCATTACAAGAAACAAGAAAAAACAATAATTTAAAATATTAATTAATTAAATTAATATTAGTTATTTAATTTATGTGACGGTCATACAAAAATTTTGTTATTGTATAAAAAATTGTATGATTTTTACAATCTTCACATTTACAAAATTTTTCCTGAAAAAAAGGAGTACTAAGAGAAAACAAATATCCTCTTAAATTAAAGAATTTTAAATTACTAATCCCGTCATTTAAATTAATTTTAAATGTATGATCAAACAAAGAATTTACTCCACAATTTAAATCTATATAACAAAGATTAATATTAAAAATTTCTACATAAAATTTAGAATTATTATCTTTATAAATTTGAATATCTAAAAAACAACTACTTAAATCCTTATATTGTTTTTTATTATTATATAGATATTGAATAAATTTATATTTTAAATATAAAAGTGAAATATTATGGTTATCCAAATGTTTAGATATTTTTATATTATTATCATTGGGTAATAATATAAAAATAAACCAAGAAACATTATTATATTTCAACTCCCTAAATATGTCTTTAAGATCAAATTTATACACAAAAAATCTACAAGGATTAAAATTTTCTATTAATTCAGAATATTTTTCATAAAAATTTTCATATCCACATTCATATTCTTTAATAAGCCATCTTTCTGAATTTGAGGGTATACGTTTATCATAAGCATAGTAATGTTTTCCGGATGTTGATGATCGTTTTATTTTTTTCACTTTTTCACCTTTAAGATTGGAAATTATATATTTAATATTTTCTTCTGTAAATTCAATATCGTCATATAAAGATTTATTATCCATAAAATTTTTCATCATTTTAATATAAACTTTATCAGATTCCTCTCCAATTAATGGTACCGGTGAAGGTACTGGTGAAGGTACCGGTGAAGGTTCTGGTGAAGACACTGAAGACACTGGTGAAGACACTGAAGATACTGGTGAAGGTACTGAAGACACTGGTGAAGGTACTGAAGAAGACACTGGTGAAGAAGTTATATTAAGTTTTCCTTTATTATTAATTTTTTTCAGGATTTTAATAGCATATAAATTTTTCAGTTTTGATTTTACAAAGATCTTTTTTTTGATATCATCCAATATTATAGAATATTCTTCAGGAAGAATATATAAAAATTCTTCTAATTTTGTAAAATCAATAATATTAGAGTCCAAAATAGTATTATCATAATTTTGACAAAAGCAGTCTTCACAATGGGTGTAATTATTTTCAATTATTTCTTTAAAAGAAATAATCGGAAGATTAGTTTTATTTTCATTATAATATTGTTTTAATAAAATAAAATTTAAATTTTTTTCGTTATAAGAAAATTTCTTATGAATATCTAAAATATATTTATAAATTAAAGGATTTTTTACTTTTATAATATCTTCTCCTAATCGTATTTTTAAAAATGGCCTATAGTTTATAGTTGTATTAATATTATTTTCTTCGATAAAATTTAATAAATTATTAATTATATATTCAATCACATATGAATAAATATTTGTAATTTTAGTATTTTTTTCCAAAAAATATGTATATTTTAAATTTTCATATTCATTTTTAACAAATGAAACAATTCCTCCACTGTAAGTATTTTTATAATGGTTAATAATATTATTGGATACGATATCTTTTAAGGGAATAATTTCTGTATTCTTTATTTTATAAGTTACATTATGATCATAGATTATATTATAAAGAATTGAAAATAGATATATATCTATTTTAAAAATAAAAATTTTTTTAGTAGGTATGTCTAAAAATTTTTTCTGTTCCCAAATCCATTTTTTAAAAATGTACATCGATTCATAGAATTTATCGGAAAATTCTTCACTAAAAACTTGGTTTACAATTTCTGATATACAATCAATGATTAAAAAATATTTTTGAATAAAGGGATCTGAATTAAAATTTTCTTTATCGATTTTCTTAAAATCATAAGTTCCTAATAAATATTTGACATAAGCAAAAGAATCAATTTTCCTCGAAATTATAAAATACAACAATGGAAATAATTTATAATTTCTATTGATTGATGGATTTTCAGAATTTTCAATGATGAATAAAGGGAATTTATATTGATTTTTTTCTGATTTTTTTTTAATTTTAACGCGCTTAAATTTGGGGTTTTGTATTGAATATACATTTAATAACAAAACATCAAATGTAGGTTTAATACTTACTAAAATATCAACAATATTTAAAATTTTATGATTAATATTTTCATAAATTTCGGTGTATTTAGAAAAGTCATTATCAAAAATTATATCATCTGGGATATCTTTTAATATTTTATCTACCACAGGTAATATTTCAATTAATACATGTGGATACCATATACATATGACATCTCTTATATAAGATTTTACAAAAGTTGTTCCATTACATATCAAATGTAATGAAATATGTTTAATTATATCTTCTTTATTTTTATCAAAGAAATACAATTTTTTACAATTGTGATAATTCATTCAACTTTATAAAAATATAAATAAAAAAATATTTTGATATCAATTTTAAAATATACACATAATAATAACTGCAAAAATTGTCTGTAAAATTACAATAATAAAATATTTTATTTGAAATTGGGAAACCATAACCATAAATATAGAAATTAAAATAATGACTATTAAAATAAAATATTTAAAAGCATATGAAGAAGAACTACCAAATGTAAATTCATAGGTCCATAAAACAGATAAAAACATTTCAATTATATAATAAATTATTACTAATCCTACATTTAAATTATCTATTAACATTATATATGAAAATAACATTATAGAAATCAATAAAAGATTCCATAAAATATAACATAATAAAGACCATATAGTATTATTTTTTTGAGATAAATAAAAATTTCCTATCAATGCAAAGAAAAAAGTCATACCTCCAAAAATCCATAGAGTTGTATATATGTATTGGTATATTGTGTCTTGAATATTAATCATTTTTATTTTTATATCATTTCTAATTCATAATCTAATATAATTTAATTAGATTATTTTTTATTCTGTTTATTATTAATAATTCAAAAATATGTCTCCTAATAAATCATGTAATCATAATTTTATTTTTCCAAGAAAGTCAAAATTATGTTCTGATTCTAAAATTATTATAAATAAAGAATTAGTTTTTAAAGTTAAGAGTTCAGGTGATTTAATAATAGATGGTAATTTAAAAATTATTGGAAAATTATCTATTGAAAATGGTGGTATTGATCCTCCAAATTTTATTCAATTTAATCCCCAAAGTAGTACATCCGGTAGTATTCCAAAATTATCTATATTTGTTTCTGATTCATCAAATGGTTTCACACAAGGAACTTTATGTTTCAAAGATATAAATGGTAATATTATTAAAATTACAGGTAGTGGCTCAGGAACAGGTCCAACTGGAAGTACAGGTATTCAGGGAAATACAGGTAATACTGGACCTACCGGACCTACTGGTGCTGGTGTTACAGGTCCAACCGGAAGTACAGGATCTACTGGAGATACAGGTGTAACAGGACCTACTGGACCCACTGGTGCTGGTGATACAGGCCCTACTGGAAGTACAGGTATTCAGGGAAATACAGGTAATACTGGGCCTACTGGACCTACGGGTTCTGGAGTAACAGGTCCAACTGGAAGTACAGGTCTTCAAGGAAATACAGGTAATACTGGACCTACCGGACCTACTGGTGCTGGTGTTACAGGACCTACTGGAAGTACAGGACTTCAAGGAAATACAGGTAATACTGGACCTACCGGACCTACTGGTGCTGGTGTTACAGGACCTACTGGAAGTACAGGACTTCAAGGAAATACAGGTAATACTGGACCTACCGGACACACTGGAGATCAAGGTGTAACAGGTCCAACTGGAAGTACAGGTATTCAGGGAAATACGGGTAATACTGGACCTACCGGACCCACTGGAGATCAAGGTGTTACAGGTCCAACTGGAAGTACAGGTCTTCAAGGAAATACTGGTGATACAGGCCCTACTGGACCTACAGGTTCTGGAGTAACAGGTCCAACTGGAAGTACAGGTCTTCAAGGAAATACTGGTGATACAGGCCCTACTGGACCTACAGGTTCTGGAGTAACAGGTCCAACTGGAAGTACAGGTATTCAGGGAAATACAGGTAATACTGGACCTACTGGACCTACAGGTTCTGGAGTAACAGGTCCAACTGGAAGTACAGGTATTCAGGGAAATACAGGTAATACTGGACCTACCGGACCCACTGGTGCTGGTGTAACAGGGCCAACTGGAAGTACAGGATCTACTGGAGATACAGGTGTAACAGGGCCAACTGGAAGTACAGGATCTACTGGAGATACAGGTCCAACTGGAAGTACAGGTATTCAGGGAAATACAGGTAATACTGGACCTACCGGACCCACTGGAGATCAAGGTGTTACAGGTCCAACTGGAAGTACAGGTCTTCAAGGAAATACTGGTGATACAGGCCCTACTGGACCTACAGGTTCTGGAGTAACAGGTCCAACTGGAAGTACAGGTCTTCAAGGAAATACTGGTGATACAGGCCCTACTGGACCTACAGGTTCTGGAGTAACAGGTCCAACTGGAAGTACAGGTATTCAGGGAAATACAGGTAATACTGGACCTACCGGACCCACTGGAGATCAAGGTGTTACAGGTCCAACTGGAAGTACAGGTATTCAGGGAAATACAGGTAATACTGGACCTACCGGACCTACAGGTTCTGGAGTAACAGGTCCAACTGGAAGTACAGGTATTCAGGGAAATACAGGTAATACTGGACCTACCGGACCCACTGGAGATCAAGGTGTTACAGGTCCAACTGGAAGTACAGGTCTTCAAGGAAATACTGGTAATACAGGCCCTACTGGACCCACTGGAGATCAAGGTGTTACAGGTCCAACTGGAAGTACAGGTCTTCAAGGAAATACTGGTAATACAGGCCCTACTGGACCCACTGGAGATCAAGGTGTAACAGGTCCAACTGGAAGTACAGGTCTTCAAGGAAATACTGGTAATACAGGCCCTACTGGACCCACTGGAGATCAAGGTGTAACAGGTCCAACTGGAAGTACAGGTATTCAGGGAAATACAGGTAATACTGGACCTACAGGAGCC